TGCTATCCCATTTCCCTCCTTCACTCTGTTTGTTGAGAACACCATACGGCAAATCGCACACGATGCAATCCACGCTCCCGTCTGGAATCCTTTTCATCCCTTCCAGACAGTCTTCGTTATATATCTTATTCAGTTCTACCATGCTTTGTTATTTTGTAAATCTATCAGTTAAACCATTTTATAGCTGTTTCGCCCTTATACCCTTTCTTCCATACGAACCATGCGTATGCCGCTGCGCTGCCAACAATAGCATTGAAATCTCCGTTGGGAGCACATTTCAGTCGTGACGAACTTACCCAAACACGAATGGGGGGAGTAGAACGGAAGAGAGCGCGTCGCGCCTTGCCTTCAAGGAAAGTCAGTTTCAGGAACATCGCCACCTTCTTTCCTTCGGGAATGATGCTCAGAGCCTTCTCCACAAACTGCTGCGCATACTTGTAGGGCGGATTGGTCACGATGTTTCCGTCCCACGCCAAGTTGTCTATTGCGAGAAAGTCGGCCACCTCGCCGTAACCTCTATCCACAAGGTCGCGGCTCACCACCTCATACCCCGCCTTTTTCAGCACCTCGCTCATGTGCCCCTCGCCACACGAAGGTTCCAATATCCTGCCTTCAAACCGCTCCAGCTTGCACAGCCATTCCGTCGCTTTCGGCTCTGTAGCGTAATAATCCTCACGCTGCCTATCCGCATCCGTATGGTTGCTTGCGCCCAACGTCTTGAACACAGCGGCCGAACCGCCTACCCAGTCCTTTCTTTTTATGTTGTTATTCATGTTGTGTAGAGTTTTTCTTGCTTATAATGAAAGTTACAGTCTCAGAAGAATTTTACGGGCTGACAATCATCGATAAGCTCGCGAGTTTTCTTAGCATAAGCAGCCACGCATTTGTCTACTGCTTCGGTGATGTCTTGGATTTGACCCTCACGCATATTATTGTATTTATCACAAGTGTCCTCTATTATTTTGTAGAGAGTCTGATTTTGTAAAGCCTCCATATAGTTCACATACTCCTTGCACCTCTTGCGCCGTGGTTCCTTTACTCAATCGATGAAGTCCTTCTTCCAGTCCTTCCATGTCTTGATTTTTATTGTTATCATTGTCGCTTACATTTTAAATTGTTTTTTCAAGAAAGTGTTGCTTTTAATAAGCTCTATGATTTCCTGTTCGGAGTGTATGCCCTCCCAAAAAACTTCGGTGTGCGACCCTTTTCTTTCATCATCTACGGAGAACGGCACGGCATAGTTGGTATATACAACGCCGTGATGTTTTATCAAGTGACGACCTGGATTCTTGTAGATGTTATTGATCCACGTCTCGTTGTCACATTCAGTCCATATTTTACATTCTTTGTGGGTAAGATTTTTGTCGATACCCATAGGATAGTGACCTGCCTTGCCGTTACCTTCTGTTCCGAAATAAATGATCTTTGCCATATCGTGATTGTTTTATGTTGTTTTATAATTCGCCAAAGTCCAGTTTCATCTGTTGGAATTTCTCGGCATACCATTGTTTGTATGATTTGCCCGAAATCCACCAGTCGTAGATATTTTCCGCTATTTCGTTTTCTTGCTCCTCCGTCAAGCGGTCAGAAGAGGAGCTGGACGAAAACCCTGGGGCTGCGATATTCCGTACACCTCTGTTTTGTCTCCAATGTTCCGGGTCTGGATGTTTGATGTAACCGCCTGCGTCCTGAGCAATCCTCTGATGTTTTTGAGAGGTATCCAGTCCTTGCGGATGTTCCACCAGATCTTATCGTGTGCCAACGTGCAATCTTGCCGAGAGCCACGTTAGGGTATATCGTAGCTCCCCATTTCTTTTTGCCGTGTCGTCCGTCCACGTCTATGAGTCCTATTTTCATCTCTATTCTGTTTTGTTTTCACTCATTCCGCATCATCCGTCTTTTCCGAATCCGTCAATTCGCTTTCTTTCATGTACCCGTGTCTAATCACATCCTTATCGTCCTTCTGCTCCATGTACTCGAAGTAGTCCGGCTCAGTGTCTTTGCCTACAGCCTGCAGGGATTCCTCTTCGGCTATATCCCGCATATCCTTTGCCGTAAGACCATACTTGCGGGCCAGACGCAGCTTCTCCTCCTCGGTGTAGTTGATGCGGTCGCGCTTCACGATGCTCACATCCTGCGTGATGGCAATACGGCTCATATCCGGCATCTCATCGGTAGCGTCCTTCTCTTCCTGGAAGTTGCCATACACGTTGGCTAAGGCTTGCATACCCTTATCCACCGCACGATCGTTGTTTTGCTGCTTGCCCGTGCGTATCAACCATTCGGCAGACGAGAGGTACATCGCCTTGTGGCGCGGACTCTCATCGGTGGTGAAAAAGCGTATCAAGTAGTTGCACACCGTCACATCGTTATTCAACTCCGTCACGGTGCGCGGCTTGATGTTTCCCTCATCATCAATGGTGATATGCAACGCAAGCACCATGTCTTGCGCCTCTTTGTTGCCCTGTGCCGCCTGATTCATAAACAGCTCGTAGTCGCGTCGAGCAATGTTGCGGCAGACGGTACGCGGATCAATGTCCTTGTTTTGAGTCCATCGTTTGTAAAACTCGGCGCATACCTGCATACGGTAGCGTTGCTCCAGCTTGGGGAAAGCCGTTTCAATGCTTGTGCCGTAGGATAGCCATTTGTTGATGCGGGCAAGTGTATTTTCGGTTATTGCTGACATAATAGTTTCTTATTTTTCTTCTCCAAAGTTACTTAATTCACAATCCCCCATAAGGACAACCCCCGAACCCCTCACCCTTGTTTGTCCTTACTCCGCACAAGAAACACCGTACCTTTGTTGTATAATCAAAACAGGATAACAACACAAAAACAAAACTAAGGAGGAGCAGAAATGACCATAAGCAACATCCTTGAACACTGGGCAACGATATACAAGCCCCTGTCGCACAAACCCGAAAGTGGACGATTGGAAGATCAGTCGTTTTTCCGCATACGCTATATCGACCTCGAAAACATTTTTTCGCGCAATGCAAATGTTATCCATTCGCCTTGTATGCTGCAAAGCGTTACCACCACGGGCGAACTCCGCGACGCAAAGAAAGTGGAGGTGTCGCACCAGGTGTGGATGCTATCCAAGGTGAAAGACTCGGCACAGACGCTTGGCCGTTTCGACGGATTGAAGTTGGAACAGGCGGCCAACGATCTTGTGGAGTATTGCGAGGATTTGGTGTCGTGGTTGCTGGAGGTGAAGCGCACGGGAAAGTGTCCCATAACCAACCGATCGTTTGCCGACGACGCGCAACTGCTTGCCGAACTGAAGGCGATTGACGCAGACAGCATTAGTTATGGCGTGGTGCCCGACCTCTATTCGGGGCAGTGGCTTATCGCCGGCGTTGACTGGCGCAGCACCAAGCCGCTCTATCGCTTTGGTTGTAACGGCAACGGCAAATACATCACGTCTACGGAATAAGCGACATAATTGTATCACGACAACGCTACGCCCTATCCTTTATATATATAAGCGAGGGTAGGGCGGTTGTCTTTCATATAAGGAGAAAGGTATATGGGTAAGCCTATCAAAAATTCGATGTTCCCTTTTAGTATGGTAGCGGCACGTTTCTTCCAACAGACCATCAATCAGTTGGAGGTGAACACCATGACACAGTGCATCTATCCCAAGGAGGTGTATAATGGCTATGCCGTGGTGAATCAGAAGCGCAAGGAAATGGGAATGTGGCACTCCACGGGCGAAGGTGCGAAGTCGTTTGCTGGAAAGATTATTGAAGCCGGAGAAAACGGCAAGGTAACAATGGCTTTTAACTTCAACGAGTATATGCGATTTGCTGAAATGGGTGTCGGTATGGGTACGAAATATGAGGATGTGCAGAACACGAAGAAGGCTCGCTTTCAGTCGCGCTATATCAGCAAGTGGAACAGAAAGGAGGGAAGGTCGCATCGCCCGGCCATCATGATGGAACTTCGACACCTGCAACAGCGCATAGCCAACTATCTTGTGGACTTCTATGGCTACGAGGGTCAGGTGCGCATGATCAATACCTTTGAGGAGTGCAGTCCTATCAAAATCATTTAACACGAAAACAACACAAATACGAATATGGCAACAGCTAAAAAAACTCAAATCGTCATTACTGCCAATGCAGCCGTAGCCAAAAAGGTGATGGACGAACTGCAACAGCGCATTGACGGCATCAAGCAGAAAATGGCTGGTCTTGATGTTACGACCAAGCAGGGGCAGCGGGAGTTTAAGAAACTGGAGAAAGAACTGGTTTCGTATAACTCGGCCGTGGCGCAGAACGTAACCAATACGGAGCGCATCAGCAAGGCAATGAAAAACTTATCGGGCACGTCGCTCAACGAACTGAAGCGTGCTCTTTCGGCTGCAAAAAGCGAGCTCGGCAAGATGTCTGCCAACGACAAGGGACTGAAACAGATGCAGGGCAACGTAAAGGCTCTGCAAGGACAGATAGATAAGCTGACTGGCTCTGTGCATAAGCAGGGAGGGGCATGGCAGACCGCTATGAAGAACCTTACTGCATACGTCGGTCTTTTTCAAGTTTTCAATGCTATCAAAAATACGGTTACTTCTGCTATCAAGAAGAACTTTGAGTTTTCCGGCTCTCTGACCGATATTCGTAAAGTCAGTGGCTTGGCGATGGAAGATGTCAACAAGCTTGCTACGGAGTTGGCTAAGATTGATACCAGGACTTCTATCGACGGACTCGCCCAGCTCGCCTATCAGGGCGCAAAACTCGGTATGGGTAAGTATGGCGTTGAAGGTATGAAGCAGTTTGTAGCTGCTGCCGACCAGATCAATGTAGCCATCGGCGAGGAGATGGGAGAGGAGGCACTGCCTGCTCTTTCTAAGTTGGTGGAAACAATGGGTCTTATCCCGAAGATGGGTATCGAAAAAGCGATGCTTGCTACGGGGTCCGCCATGTTCAAGTTGGCATCTACCTCTACGGCCACATCTGGCAATATCGTAGAGTTTGCCAAGCGACTAACGGGTGTATCTCGTACTGCAGGTATCACTACCGACCAGTTGTTGGCACTTGGTTCTGCATCCGACTCCCTTTTTCTGATGCCGGAAGTAAGTGCTACGGCGATGTCTAAGTTCATTGTAGCCTTGCAGAAGAACCATAACCTTATCGAAAAGGATTTGGGTATTCAGCAGGGTACCATCAAGAATATGTATGCCGCAGGTCATGCAATGGATGCTATCGTGATGGTTCTTGAAAAGATGCGAGATAAGGGTAACATGAATGCCCTTGGTGGTATCTTTAAGGATTTGGGTTCTGATGGCCAGCGACTCGTTACCGCTATGGTAACTATGTCGAAGAACGTAGATGTGCTGAAGGATCATCTTTACGAGTCGCAAGAGGCATTCGAGGAAGCTACCGCCGTAACAAATGAGTATAAGATGCAGCAGCAAAGTGCCATCGGTATTCTCGATAGAGCCAATAACCTTTGGGAGAAGGCTTTTGTCAATCCTGATGGTGTGGAAAGCGTAAAGGCTATGGCACAGGCATGGTACGATATGTCGCAGATGATATTGCAAAGCCCGGTATTCAAGAATACACTTCAGGCAGCTCTGTGGAGTGTGATTACTGCTTGCAAGGTTTTTGTAACACTTCTCCCTCTTATCGCTAATTATGTGGCTGGTCTTGGCATTTATAAAGCCGTCACGTTTCTTTGGGAATTAGGTAAGGCCATAAAAGCTGCTGCAACGGCTCAAATCGCATTCAACTCTGCTGCAAAAGTAAATCCTTATGTAGCCATTGCAAGTGCGATTGTTACCGCCGTAGGTGTGGTTTGGTCTTTTGTGAAAGCGGATAAAGAAGCTGCTGCTGCGGAAGCAGAGGCAGCACGCAAAGCTAATGCCTGGAAAGACAAGTTGAAGGAGGCGCAATTACAAACCGATACGCTTACCCGAAAGCTCCACTCTTATAAAACAACCCTCGAGGCCCTGAATGTATCGCAGAATGCCCGTAATACTCAGATAGCCCGATTCAATCGCGATTTCCGTCAGTATATCTCTAAGTTGGGTATCGAAATCAAGAGCGTGGGCGATTTGAAGAAGCATTATTCAGAGTTGGCGCAGGAAATTCAGCGTGCTACTTATTATCGTCTTCGTGAGGAAGCCAAGCAGAATGTAATGCCATCCTATCAGATGGATCGTCTGAACGCAGCTAACCGTATCAAGAAGGAACTTGATAAGCTCGGTTTGTTTGCAGGTGGTTTCACCCAGAAGACCGTGATGGATATGTTCAATAAGGGTGCGGGCGCAGGTTGGATATGGCAGCAGATTATCAAGGCAAACATAAAAGATGCCAAGCAGGATAGTTTCCGTTTCAACATGAAGACCGGAACCTATACCTATACAGATAATAATGGTGATACCATTAAAGCGAACCCTACGGGCTATAAAGGTTTGTTGTCTTCGCTCGTTCACTTCCAAAACGCCACCAAGCGTGAAGCGGCTAAGGATAAGGAAATCAACGATTACTTCAATCAGGTGGTTAATCTTGATGGTTATACCCCTTGGGTAGAAGATGAGCCTGGTACTCTCGAAAATGAAGCTCCTGATAAGGATGCCATCCGTGCAGCAAAGCAGGAGGAGCGTGATCGAAAACGTGCTTGGCGCGAGGAATTGAAGCAGAAGCAAGACCAGGCGAAGGCTATCATGGACGACGTAGATAACTACTACGACCGTCAGATTAATGCTAAGTTGGCCCAAGCTATATCTCTTAATATGGATGAAACCGAGCAGAAGCAGTTTGTTCTTTCTTTGAAGCAAAACAAAGAAACAGCCCGTTCGCAGGTGCGCCTTGCTGTTGCAGGAAAACCGAACAAGTGGGAGGATGCAAAGAAGATGATGGTTGCTGATAAGGTGGAACAAGCGGACGAGACGGGTATAGACCTTTCAAAGGATCTGCTTGACGGTATATTGAACAACAACATTGAAGGTCTGCGTAAACTTATGGCGGATTTGGGCAAAAATTTAGGCATGTCCATGAACTCCATCACAGCGCAGATTTTTGCTAAAGCCACTCGCAGCGAGCAGGAACTTCTGAAGATGCAACTCAAGCAGCAGGAGGCCCGTCGTAAGATTGTAATGGAGCATGATTATACGGGCGTTGTGCAGCAGAACTCGTATGACAACTTCAACGAAATGGGGTATGCCGCGCCTACGAAGGAGGAGACCACTGTCACAAAAAAGATGGTTGACGGCAAGAAGGTTCTTGATACGTCAGCTTTTGACAAGCGTAGGAAAGCCATCAAGGACATGTACGAGACAGCTCGCAAGAGTCTTGCCCAGCTCTATACCATTGATGTTTCAACAACGGATGGCAAAGGCGTTTTGATGAAAATGCTGTTCGGGAATGACCCTGACGGTATGGCAGCTCGAATAAAGGAGTCGTTGGGCAAAAACGAAGAGAGCTGGAAGGCTTTTTATCTGAACCTTATCCAGTACTCGGATGAGTATGCCGCAGCCGAGAAGAAGAAGTATGATGAAGCTAAGAAGATCACTGATTTCTGGTGGTCGTCAAACAAGCGCAATCTTGCCCAACAAGAACGCATACGCAAAATACAGAATGAGAGCAATCTTTTCGGCAAGCGTACAAACCTTCTCTCTAATCTCGGTCTCGCCAATCTTACAGCCGACCCTGAGATAGAGTTGATGAAGGCCCGTATGCAAGCTGCTGAAGACTATTACGCTTTTGTGGAACGTAATACAAAGAACAAGCAACTCATTGACGAAGCCGAGCGAGCTCGCCAGGAGGCAGAGCTGGCTTACGCCAACCAAATGGCAACCGCCATGAGGTCGCGCCTCTCACAGATGAAGGAACTTGTGCAGCCTATTGAGGATTTCGGTGCAGCCGTTGGTCAGGCACTTGCCGACATGAAAAACGATGCCGACAGCGCGAACGAGGCAATCAAGAATGCTCTCAAATCTATGCTTGAGTCGTGGGGTAAGATGGCTCTCAACGATGTGAACACACAGATGTGGAAAGCCATCAATGATGCCGGGACGAAGAAGGGCCGCAAGGATGCGCAGCCTGACATACAAGCCGCACGCGATAATGCCAAAAACAACTACGCAGACTTTTCTGGTATCGATTGGCATAATCTCGGTACGGAGAATAGTCCTTTGTGGGTACGCTGGGCAGGTGACCATTATGAGGACAAGTCGGGTTATGCAGTCTATACCAAGGAGGATGGCACACCTCTGCCTAATCCAGACGGCAGTACACCTCAGTCAAACGAGCCGCCAGCCGTCTGGAAAAAGCGTCATCCCGATGGAACGATGGATGACTATAACCGTGAGGTGCAAGGAATAGCCGGACAGACAGGCGCAGCCGTTGCCGATGTTGCCACTGGTCAGTCGTCACTCGCTGAAGCCGGTGCAGGCGTGCTTGCCGCTGGTGCAAATGCCGCGCTTAACGCTCCTATTGGCGGAAAGTCGAGTGAAGCCAAGGAGAAGGTAAAGCAACTTAAAGAAGAGAGAAAGCACCAAAAGGAACTTTCCAAGGAGGTAAAGAAGGGTTCCAAAGAACGCGAGAAAGAAAACAAGAAAGGTGTCGATAACATCACAAAGGACTCGTCAGAAGCCGGCAAGGAGCAAACGAAATTGGAAAAGGTGAAGCAGAACACCACCAACGCCATTGTTGAAGCTGGTTTAAACACTACCTTCCAAAAGAAACAGGAGAATGATGCTGCCGTTGTTGAGCAGAGCAAGGACACGGCACAAGCCGAAAATACATTCTCTATCGTTGGTGCTATCGGCAAGTGTTTTGAGTTTCTTGGCCCTATCGCTGGTCCTATTGCCGCCGCTTCTGTCATGGCTATCCTTACTGGCTTGATGCAGTGGGGCTTGAATGCGGCCTTTGGCAGCAAGAATAAAAAGAGCAGTTCAAGCACCAGAAATACCAAACTCGTATCTGGTATGCTTACCTACGACGATGGTAACGTGCAAGACCTGAAGCCGTTTGTCGCTGACAATGGTGAAGTATATTGGGCGAAGGAGCAAAGCGGTGTACCGCAATCCGGCGTAAACCTCCTAACCAAGCCAACCGCCACCACCATCAACGGACAGCCTTCTCTCGTAGCCGAGCGTGGCCCCGAACTTGTAATAGGCCGTGAAACCACCAAGGCTATGATGATGAACAATCCGTCCCTCCTGAAAGCCCTTGTCAATTACGACCGCAACTATTCGGGGCGCAACGCGGCCCGCAGAGTATTTGATGAAGGCAATATTGGCGAGGCGGTCGGTAATCTTTCGTCTGGCGCGTCAGCGACAGACGAGCTTATAAGTAACGCCACCGCAAGCAATGCGGCTCTCCTGCAAGCCGTAACCGCACTCCTTGCGCGTCTTAACGAACCTATCTCGGCCAAGATTGATATGTATGGTCGTGGCAACCTCTACGACAGCATGACAAAGGCTAACCAGTTTATGAAGAACAAGTAACGCTTGTTTCTTCACCTTATTTAGAAACGTCTGTTCCGTCTGTTTCATCTGATGACAATAAACATATACCATCGGATGACGTAGATGAGACAGACGCTTTCCTATTGGTATTCTTTCCCGGAGGTGACGTCCGAGTGCATTTCTCCATTTCAAAAGTGCAAACTATGCACTTCTTGTAACTCGTTGTTTTTATGCACTCTAACCTATCGCTTCGCGCCAAAAGTGCAAAGTTTTGCCTAAATCGGCTACTATGTATATAGTTTTTCGGGTATTCTTTTATTTCTCCAAAATCAAAATCCCCGAACCTCAAATATAAAGTTAGTAGCATTAACGGCATAGCCTTAAACTATTGATTTTCAATTAATAAAGTAATAGAGAAATAAAGGCAAGGGACTGCAAAAACGCTGATTTTTGGCTTAAAATGAATACATCTATTTATATGTTTGTTGTCTTTACGCTCCACGTATTTATAAGAAATAATTAAATTTTTGCACTTTTAATAAGTAAAGAGTTGAAAATCAGAAGAAAAATGCAATTTCTAAATTGCACAAATATGGTACAAAGCATACATTTCTGTTGCACTTTGGAGAGTGTTTTTGCACTTTGAAGGAAAAAGAATCCTGAAGGTGATTTTCATTTTTGCACTTTTGAGGTGTGTTTTGTACTTCTGTGAGCCAAAAGTGCAAAGTTTTCTTTCGTGGTTTTTCATCTTCTTATTTCCATATAATAATTATTAAAAACATAACTAACATATAAAAAATATAACCCAACTATTGTTTATATAAGTTTTAATTATTAATTTTGCAATACTTAATTGATAAAGTAAGTATTTATGTTCGATGAGTTATGTTCCATATATGCCGATGCGCTTGACAATGAAGGTCGATATATAGACCAGGAGACTGGCGAGCGTATCCAGCAAATGACTATCCGGGAGTTTTGTCTGTCGGACAGATGGAAGCCTTGCGTTGAGAAACTTCGCGCCATGCGGCAGGAGTTTGGCGACAAGGCGAAGAAGATGCCGGAGTACATAGATACAAAGAAACGGTTGCCCGGAGCCACGTTGAGCGGTCTCTTCGCATTGTATGATGATGAGTGCATCGCCAAGGATGGCCGCAAGTACATCAAGAAGGTGAGTCGCCGCGAGACCCACCTCCAGCAACACACTGGATGGTTGGCTATCGACATCGACCTTGCCGACAACAAGCACCTCACCAATTTTGAGAATGTGCGGATGGTGTGTCAGTTTCGTCCGGAAATAGCGTTGCTCATGCGGTCGTGCTCGGGCGTAGGTTACTTCGGACTTGTGCGGCTTGCTTATCCCGATAGGCACAAGGAGCAGTTCAAGGCATTACTCAAAGAGTATGCAGCTATTGGCATAATGCTCGACAAGCAATGCGGCAATATCGGACGTGTGCGCTTTGCGTCGTGGGACGAGCAAGCGCATATATACATTAATCCGCAGGCTGTGGCTTATAAGGGTGTGGAAACTGAGACACCGCAAATAACACCACGAAGCACAATGGGGTGTTATTCTTCAAATTATATCCGTCATGGTCTTAACCTTGGGAATAATCCTTTTGGCAGAAGAGAAACGGGAGTCTTTTGGGAAGATCCGCGAGTGCAAGACCGTTTGATTGAGGTTGTCGTGAAGGCTATGGTCAGTCGCAGGGTGAATATCACTGAGGACTATGATGATTGGTGCAAGGCAGGTTGGGCGTTGAAAGGACATCCATACGGTGAGCGGTTATTCCATGAGCTTTCGGCTTGCAGTCAGAAATATAATGCAGTCAATACCACATTGAAGTGGCGGCAACTCGGACAGAGTAACACCGTAACCGGCAATTACTTAATCCACGCTTGCAAGCAGAGCCTCGGAGAAGGCACTTACAGAGAACTTTGCCGTCAGGTGTGGAATGAACTAAAATAAATGAGATATGCAACTGATAACCATAACAGGCTCCAGTGGGGTAGGCAAGGACACCGTGGCGCGTATGCTGTCGGAAATGACGGGCATACCTGTGCTGTGTTCCTATACCACACGTCCGAAGCGTGATGGTGAGATGAACGGCAAAGAGCATTACTTTGTAAAGGAGTGCAATGTGCCACAAAGCGAGATGCTTGCCTATACCAAGTATGGAGGCTATGAGTATTGGACGTGTGTAGACCAGATAAATGACTCGGCTATTTATGTGATAGACGAGGACGGAATGCGTGAGTTATACCGTAGGTTTCCACAAATGCCCACCGTGCATATATATGTCAATGCCACTGCGGAGGACTTACAAGCGCGAGGCATATCGGCGGAGCGCATAGCGCGAGACGCGGACAGGCAGACACTGCCCGAAAGTTTCTATCAATACACCATTCATAATGTAGGCACGAAAACGGAACTTAAACGCATCGTGCGCTGCTGTGTGGATTGGATGAAAATGAAGGGATTTTTATAGGTGAATCGCAAGGTATCATGCGGGATGAGTACGATATAAGTACGACGTGAGTACAGCATGAGGGGTTATCCACGAAATACAAATTACAATGGCAAAAGCAAGACCGACACCAACCATATCTTCCATATCTGGTAAGCTCAGCCGCAGGGACAGGATGTATATCCGTACTAACAGACATACAGGAAGAATTTTTATCGTGTGTGTGGAGAATCCTCATAAAGGTCCGTGGAGTGAGGCACAGGTTGCCAACCGCAAGCATTTTGCCCAAATCAGTAAGACGGCTTCGCAATGGTTGAAAGACAATGATCCGAAACGCAATGGCGGAACCTGCACGACTGAGTACAAGGCTATGCTCCGCAAGTATAATGCACAACACAGGATTGGCAATATATTCGCTTTCGTGGCGAAGCATTATCGTGATGGAGAGATAATTTCTTTTTTATGATTTACACCCTAAACAATAAATTAAGATATACGAGCAATGAATTTCGTACAACCAAAGGTAGAGTGGTGGCAGCAGCAGACGATGGCGCAGCACATAGCGCGTGTCGGCAGAATATGCTACAAGAGCCGGGGCAAGGAGCCCGACCCCGAAATGAGCGAGGAGGAACGTGTGGCGTTCATCAAGAAACGCGACGAGGACAGATGCAAGTCGTTCTGGGAGTCGGGCCATAGGTCGATGTACCGCCATGGCGCAGCATACTTCTTCGTGCCCAACGAAAAGAAGTTGCATGTGATATATGTGTGGTCGCTGTTGCAGGCCTCGCCATACGTTGATTATGCCGTGGAGGAAAACAAGGTGTGGATAAGTACCAATTTGCAGTTTCTCAGCGAGCGACCGCAGGTGATGCAGTTGCTCATGCCGTTTGGCGTGAGCGAGGAGGAGTTTATCAAGAAGGCACTGAAGTACAAGTGTGATGATGCACTTTGGATATTGCGTATGACCTTCGTTGTTACCACACAGATAAGCACCTCGCGCGAGTTGAACCGCACATCGCCCAATGCCATTGCCGAGCAGAGCACACGCTACTGCAACTTAGAGAAGAAAGACGGCGTGCAGATAGCCGAGCCGTATTGGTATGAGACAGGCACACGCTGGCAGCGTTTTCTCTTTAAGGCAGGGTGCGGCTTGGCATCGTGGATTTACGGCAGACTGCTCAAAGCCGGACTCCGACCGCAGGATGCACGCGGCATTCTCCCGCTTGACACCTATACCGTGGTGGCATACACTTACAACCTCTTGGAATGGAAGCATATCCTTGAATTGCGCTTTCACGAAAAGACCGGCAAGGCACATCCCAATGCCCGTTTTGTAGGTGGTGAGATACGCCACGCCATTACGGAGCGGATGAAAGAATACATCAAAGATTTTGAGATTTAAACCAAATAGTTGAACGTAAAGCTAAAAATATGGAACAACTTACATTGAACGAATACCAGCAGAAGGCAATGACCACCTGTATGCCCACCTGCAACAACATCGCCTACATGACCATGAACCTCTGCGGAGAGGTGGGCGAACTTCACTCCAAGCTCGCCAAGGCTATCCGCAAGGGCAAACTGTTTATCGGTACAAGCGACCGCGACAAGAACGGTGAGCGTATTATGACGCAGACCTTCTACAATATGAGTGAAGAGGAAATCAAGGACATTGAGAAAGAGTGTGGTGATGTGATGTGGCAGATAGCCGGTGTGTGCTCCGTGCTTGGTTTTAACCTGGAGAAAATTTGCCTACAAAATCTTGAAAAGTTGCAGTCGCGCCAGCAGCGCGGAGTTATTGACGGAAACGGAGACAACCGCTGATGGCACGCCGCATCTACAAAAAAGACTGCCTATTCACAACCGAAGAAATAGACGAGTTCCACGCTATGCTGTATAGCGTGAACACGTCTTCCATTGCCCCTTCTGTGCCTGTTTCGTGGCTAAAAGGCTACCAAAATTACAGTAGCAAATATTGACAATAATAATGATTATGATAAATAAGCCCTTTTACCCATGAGCAAGAAGAATTACACTGAAATAAACAAAAAGAAATAACCGTACATACTATGCCCAATATCTATCTGCGCCTTCCCATGAGTCGCTGCCAGTATTTTCGCCACCGCGACCCGTGCCACACGCTTGCCAAGAACGAGCCTGTGGTGTTCAATGCGTATATGCCGGAATACTTCGCCATGCGCAACTCGCTCACCAATGCCGGGGCTGTTGCGCAGAAGGTGAACATGCAATGCTTCTCTCACCAGCAATGGCAGAACATGCTGAACGGGCGGCATCCGTTGGGCAGTAACGTAATATTGAACCGCAATCCGAAAGATTATCTTACCTTTGCGGAGGTGCAGTATCTTAACGGAGCCACCGAATACAGCAAGAGCGACAACGAGGATTATCTTTGCGTGAAACTGCCCACGGAGATAGAGGTGGTTGACACCGTGCGAGTGATTACTCCTACGTGGAACCTCGACCGCCACGGCATATACAAGTTGATTGAATTGCTCAACAACGACTTCAAGCGCAGTGTCGTGGAATGGGTGCTGTCTACCTTCGATTATTGCACTGCCAACGGCAAGATTATCGCCCGGAGTAAGGCGGCAATGCTGGAGCGTTTTCTTATGCGCTACGGCATAGACCCGTCTACGGAGGAGAAGGACAATATGCGCCGCGTGATAGAGCGATGGCTGAAGTCTGAGCACAGTTTCTTCCGCTCATATTCGTGCTTGGATATGCAGTATGAGGATGATGGTGAGCGACAGCACCATATCGACGAAATACAATGGTTAAGTTAGATATTGTATATGAATGTTAATCATAAGATTAAAACATGTTAAAACATATCCCAAATTAGAAATTATATGATTTTACCCGAAAACTGCAAGGAAATATTCCTCGAAGGCGTGACAGATGCCTATATCTACCCCACGGCAAATGCCGTGTTGCCTGTGCCGTTTGCCGTGGCGCAGATACTCAGCATGAACAACTGCAAGTTGGGCGATGCGCTCCTGCATATCGCCACAGCCGGAGAAATCTACGTTGTGGCGGATACGCTATCGGCGAAGTCTACCTCGGCGAGAAACGGCAATGGCATCGTCTTTTCCCTCGAAATAAGCGCGACAATAACCGAAGACAAAGAAAATGTGCGTGAAACACAACGAAAAATCGCCATTGAGGGCGATGATTACTATGTTGTGCTGAAACGTGAGGATGGCACTCTCTATCTGTGCTACACCCTGCCCGGCACATTCGCCTTCAATGCAAGTACCAGCGCAACGCAGACGAGCGAGCAAGTGTCGCTCACAATATCCATGAAGTCGATGTCGGACTTCATTCCTATAACAATACAGGAGAGCTAAGAACTTCTTTTGAATATATGTACGGAATGCCGTTACTCGCGAGAGTGGCGGCATTTTTTTGTCCCTATTTGCGCCAGTTGCTTTGTTACTTTTGCAGAAGACAATTTTAGGACATTTTCCACAGGTAAAGGGATTGTATTTGGGATAACAACATAAACACAAGTTTAATAATGAAAGGTCTTTATGAGATATTAACTGAAAAGACATGGATGGTCCGTCCCGATTTTGTTCACGGCATACGCAAGGCTTTGGAACAGAACCTGAACACCCATGCGGCTTTCAGCAAGCCCGAAAAGCAGTGCGGCTTCGTTACTGCCGTGGCTGCTGACGGCACGGTGTACTACCCGGAGGAATATCAGATTTCCGAGGATGGCAAGCAGGTGAAGGGCAACTGGGCTTTGGGCTATGAGAAGGAGCAGACATTTCCTTTCGTTTCGGTCTTGACTATCGACGGCCCGATTACCCGCAATGGTGGGGGATGCTCGTATGGCTCTATCGATCACCGCGACATGATGATGCGTGCAGCCGACCATCCGCTTTGCTGCGGTCACGTGTTCATCATCAACACACCCGGTGGTTCGGCATGGGCAAAGAACGACTATCAGCAGGCTATTGACTATGCACATTCCAAGGGGCAGAAAGTTTTGGCTTTTATTGACGGCATGTGCGCCTCGGCTGGTATGTACCTCGCTGCGCTTTGTGATGAACGCTACTTCATGCACCCGAAGGACGAGATAGGTTGCATCGGCGTGATGGCAGCTTTCTATACCGAGGCAGACGGAAGTACCAACAAGTTCACCAACGAGACCTATCATGAGCTTTACGACCCGGAGTCGTTTGACAAGAACCGTGAGTTCCGCGATATTGCCAACGACGGCAAGACGGAGGCTTTGGTCAAAGAACTTGCCGAGCTTGGTGTGGAGTTCCGTGCCGATGTAAAAGCCGCTTGCCCCAACGCCAAGGACGAGCATCTGCATGGCAAGGTGTTCAATGCCGAGGATGTTACGGGCATTCTTGTGGATGGTCAGTCAGACTTTATGCCGGTTGTTCAGCGTGCGTTTGCTCTGCACAATGGCACGGCACAGCCTATCGAGCGCAACACGCCCAACGAGGAGCCGGAGCCAACGCCCGAACCGAACAAAGAACCCGAAAACGCAACCAACACAAAAACTTTTATCAATATGCAGAATTACCCCCTTATCAATGCCGCTTGCGGATTGGAGGCTGGTGAGATTGCCGTGAAAGAGGAAGGCGCGTTTATGAACGCCCAGCTTCTTGACAACCTTGAAGCCAACATGAATGCAAGCGCACAGAAGGTGGCCGATGCAGAGCAGAAAGCCACCACAGCGGAGCAGTCTCTCGCGAAATTGCAGAGCAAGTTTGACGAAATCTCCGCGCAGCTCACAGCAGCCAACGAAGCCAAGGCAGTCGCAGAAAAGGCACTTGCTGACGCAAACGAGGCTCACACCAAGGAAATCGAAACGCTCAACGCCCAGCACTCCGAGGCCGTAGCCAGGAAGGACGCGGAGATTGCTTCTCTCACTGAAGGCAAGACAAAGGCAGAAGCCGATCTCAAAGGTGCGCAGGACGCGCTCGCCACAGCCGAGCAGACTATCGTCGACAAGGACGCGCAGATAGCATCGCTCACCAACGAGACGGGCAATGAGCTGGAGGCTGGCGAAGCTCCTTCCAACAACGGTGAGGGCGCAAAGAAGCAAAACCTCCGCGAGTTCGACCCTTCGCTCTATAAGACTAATACAGAGCGCAAGGCAGCGTTTGAGCGTTTCAAGCGTGGTGAGGAATAACACGTTCCCCGACCAACACAAAAACTAAGAGTTCTTTTCATCAAGTATTTAACAACACAAACACAAAAACACAATGGCAAAACTTCCTGAAAATTTTATCGGCACTGAGGCTCTTGAGCATGTAGCCGAGCAGGTTAGCAAGGAAATTCTTATGGGTCCGGGCTATACCGACGCTGAGGAAATGGACCGCCTCGGTATCGACATCGTGAGCGGCATCCAGTTCAAGCGTACCTTCCACATTTTGCTTCGCAAGGGCGGCACTACTCGCCGTAAGGATGTTCACACTAAGGTGAACAGCGAGGCTGGTTTCCTCAAGGAGCGCACGTTGACCGTGAAGCTCGCTTGGGATCATTTCACCGACAATGCCGACAAGTATTGTGAGACGGTATTCGGCACAGATGCACAGGGGCAGTATCCTCTCTCAACAGAGGCTGCTACTGCCGTGCTCACCAACTATGCCGACAACCTTACCGCTTGCTTGTGGAACGGTGATATTGACCTCGACAAGGGAGGTGAGTCTACTCCTGCCCACGATCAGGCTCTTGCTCTTTACGATGGTTTCCACACCTGCGTAAAGCACGACATCGAGGATGGCGTCATTAGCGAGGCTAACGGTAACCTTATCCCTTGCGACGCTATCGATGCTCCTGCCAATACCGACGACACCACTCCATACGACAACTTCATCACTTGGCACCGCAAATGGGATGCTCGTCTTCGCAAGGTGAACACTCGTGTTTACATGAGTGAGGTAACGGCATTCAACATCGCAAGCGGTTATGCTAATAAGTATCACGGCAACTTCAAGGTGGAGTATGAGCAGGGTGGCAATTTCAAACTGCCCGGTCTGTCAAAGGTAACTCTTTGTCCTATCGCTGACTTCGGCGAGGGTGATCGCATGTACGCCACTATCGACAAGAACTTTGCATACGGTGTTGATACGCTCAACAACCAGACTTATGTCGGTGTGAAGGTTGGTACTGATGATGATATGCGTGATGTGCAGTTCCAGGTTCAGTCTATCCAGGGTGCCGGCATCAAGAATCCGTTTAAGTACGCTTTCTGTATGTCTGACGGCAACCTTGCTACTACTGAATATGTGGCTGGCGACTACGACAACACCAACCTCGTTGTTACCATCGTTGATACCGACGGCAAGCCTGTAACTGATGGTTCCGTAACGGTGAACAGCACGAAGTACACTAAGCCTGTTGAGACTACCATCAACCAGGTGCTTACTCTCGTTGCAACTGACGGTTCTACCAACAAGTTCTCTCACTGGAGCAACGGCAAGACCGAGAAGACTATCTCGCTCACGGCTACAGGCATGAACATGGGTATCACAGCCTTCTTCAAGAAGAACGGCGACTAACCTCGGCTTTTCATAAAGCTCTATAAATCCTATGGTGGCGGGTAACTTGCCCCGATGGAACATAGTCAACCGCCACCTTTATTTTTAACAACACAAACACGAAAACGATACAATTATGACAGAACAAGTAACTTGCCCACAGCCAGTTGACTTCTTGAATGATGACGAGTGCCTGGAGAATCTTGCAGGTCTTGGCGGCACTATCTACATCGGTATCAAGAGTGAGTTGAAGTCTCCGCTTATTGCTACGGAGAACAACTATTCTACACCAGAGTTTGACAGCGGTAAGGGTCTTTTTAAGGTGCAGTGTAAAGACGACTCACAGCAGATCCAGGGCTCATCTCTCGGCTATCGTAAGGGTTTTGAGCAGACTTGTACTTTCGTACTTGACTCTGTAAATGCAGCAGCCGGGAAGCTCGCCCGTGCCGTGAACAACCGCGACATCTTTATTATCGCAAAGGATAATAAGGTATCACAGATTATGTACGACCCCGACCGCAAAATCAAGTTTGAATCGGGCGGCATCAAGACCGACACGGGAGCCAAGCCGGAGGATGACCGTACAACGACATTCGAGGCAAAACTTTCACCAGTAGAGTTCCCGAACTATTACGTTACAGAGCCTACTGCTGGTGGTTGGGATTCTCTCCTCGCTAACAAGGGGGAATAGTCAGCGGGTCTGACAAGAGCGAGACGAAACCCGCTAAACAATCTCTCGACAATGCTGATGCAGACTTCTTCAGTAGTGAAAGCGAAACAGAAGTAAGCACTACGGCAAAGGAGAGCAAGAAGTAATCGCTCACTTCTGGAAAAGAAACTTTTGTCCATAAATAGGAAATCCCGACATTCTGCCTATATAATATATAAGGTATGAGTGTCGGGATTTTTACGTTCTGTGAGTATTAGTATTCTGACGTTTTAATACTTATATTAGCATTTCTAATACAAAACGATAGCAAGGCGAGATTATTTTCTGTATTTTTGCAATTAGAAATATTATTTTGATATAAAAATGTAAGTATGGAGAATAACTAAACACTCAGACTATATGGAACTACGACATTTGCGCTCCTTTGTTTTTGTGGCGGAAACAAAGTCGTTCAGTATCGCCGCCACCCGATGTTGCGTAACCCAATCGGCAGTAAGCCAGCATATCCGGGCATTGGAAGATGAATTAGGTTGCAAACTACTTATTCGTACCTCGCACGAAATCAACCTTACAGAGAGTGGCGAAGCTCTCTTGCCAAGGGCTAAGGACATCATCAAGCAGACAGAGGACTGCAAGGAACAAATTAATGCGCTTAACAACTGCATGATTGGTGAACTGCGTATAGGTATTGGCTCTTTCATCGCTCCTTACGTCAGAATGGCTGCACTCATTTTTATGGAGCGATACCCTAACGTGCGTATCAATGCCGATTTCACAAAGGCGCATATCCTTAACAAAACGCTCCGTGCGCACATGATAGACCTCGCCTTTACCATGAACACGGCATATAGCCACGAGGGTATAGAGTCGCAGCCGTGCATACCATTCTCCGTGTATGCCATTATGCGTGATACCCATCCGCTTTCCTGTTTACCGAAAGTGTCGTATGAGGATTTGTTGAAACACCCAGTCATAATGCCCGATGTTGGTGAGCGTGTGTTTGAAACCTGTCAGCAATACATACAGCGCGACCTGTATAAATTGAATATAAAATGTGTGATAAGCGACCCCGATGAAGCACTTGCATCCGTGGAAGAAACGAAATGTGTTACGTTCATGCCACAGCTCTATTTGCGCCACCACCCTACCCTTGTGGCTCGCCCTATCGTGGGACTTGAACGCCAACTGATGAGTAATGCCCACTGGATGAAGGATGTTCCTATAAAGCGGTCAGCGCAAATTTTCTTGGATATAATAAAGAATGAAGTAGTGCCTTATATTTCTGTTATCGAAGAGACGAAAGACACTTTTATCCCCCCCGATAGATATTAGCAATTCTAATGGATATAAGCCTCACGCCAAAAACGTGGGGGTTTTTTAATGCAAAGATAAGTGGTGCTTATATGCCATACAAGCGTAAGGACACTTAATGAAAAACACTTCCTATCCGCAGAATACTCCGCTACCTTTGTGGCAAGTTCAATAATGGACGAAACAACACAAATAAAAAACACTATGCAAGTTAAGACTAACGATGGCAACTATGATGTTGCCAGCAAGGGATTGGGTAACACTGCCCTCGGCTTGGGTATTGCAGGACTGGCTACCAGTCTGCTCGGTGGTGGTGCGTCGCTGTTGGGTATGACGAGAAACGGCAGTCCGTCTACTGCCAACCCTTCCGACCCCGACGCACGGTTTGTCACCAAGAGTGAGACTAACCTTATCCAGGAGAACTCCACTCTCAAGACAGAGCTCGCCATTCAGAAGAGTGAAAGCTACACCGACAAGAAGTTGGTGGAGGTAACTCAGTATCTCGATGGAAAAATCCGTCAGGTGGAGAACAAGGTGGATGCCAACAAGGATGCACAACAGGCGATCAACGCACAGCAGATGGCATACAATGCGGCAGCAAACGCCAACATCGACGTACTGAAGTCGCAGGTGGCATCTCTTGCGAGTGTCACCAAGGTGTTCATTCCTTCCACAAACGTATGTCAGACAGGCTGCGGTTGTGGCTGTGGATGCAATCAGTAATCGGCGGGAGATATGGACTACACCAATTCTCAGATTTTGGCGGCGGTCGTGTCCGAGTGGGCACGGCCGGCCATTTCGCAGATAGCTGCCAGCAACCTTATGCGTTTGCCCATGCTCCAGTCGTTGCAAGCCACCATCGACTCACTCGGATTGGTGAGCGGTAGTTATGCCCTGCAAAAGGACATAGAACCGCTCATTCAGCCAGTGGTCAACTCGCTCGTTACGCCTATGCTCGCAAAGTATTTCGGGCAGATACCCGAAGAGAGCATACCGCAAATGGCACACGACGTGGTGGATAAGGTGCGCTACAACGGACCGCTATCTATCCTTGAAGGCATGATAACCTTTGACGAGGAAGATTTGGATGAATTGGCAGATTTGCTTCAGAAGAACTTGCCTGTCGAAAAGACGGAAGGCTATCAAGTGAAGAGATAATCATCTACTACTTACTACGTTTTTTACTACGTAGTAAGCCGTAGTAAGTCATTAATCAAAGCGGCGGCAAGCATCGTCGCTATACTAAAACATAAAACGATTATGAACAAACGAACAACCCCGGCTATCATAACAGCCACGCTTGCGGTAGGAGCTACCACCGCAGCACCCTATTACGACATCAACATCACGCAGCAGCTTTGCACTCCGGCCTGTGTGGACGAGACACCAGTGTTTGCGCCTAAGTTTTCTATCAAGAGTATTGCAAATGTCGGCACTTCGCAGTATATTGTGGTAGTACATGTTGAAGGAGTGGTGAGCTACATTCCGTGCAACTGCGGCTCATGCTGCACACGCTCGCAAGTAATCTCGCAGGACTTTACCATCCCCGTGTTCAGTGCGACGGCAATAAGCGCAGTAACCGCTACCGTCGGCACGGCACAGAACGGCATAGCACGCATATCATGTTGCGATTGCTCCCGAACCTTCGTGTCCGACTGCCCTCTGACGCTTACCATAACAACCGCATAACCATGACCATGATGATATTGACAGCTCTTGCAGCCATGATAGCGGCAACGCTTATCCAGCACCTCGGACTGGCGGAAGCCGTGGCAAAGGTCGTGGGCAAGGTTGCGGCGTGCAATCAATGCTTCACATTCTGGAGTGCGCTCACCTCCCTGCTCTATTGTCATTGCGATGTGGTCGTGGCTGCGGTGCTATCAATCGTCATGGCATACTTATCCAACTGGTTTGTATTACTGTTGCTCTGTCTGCAACGCTTATTCACTCGACTGTATGAAAAAGGAAAAGAAGAAAGATGAAAGAAAGTTGGAGGAAGTTTCTTACAACTTTCAACGGTCTAACATATTCGCCACCTTAGTGCCTATAATCCCCCGATTTCGGGGGATTTGCCCAAACTGTTAAAAATAAAAGAAAATGAAATATATTCAACTGATAGAACAGGCTCGCACCCACGGCGTAGCCTCCGAGAAGAAGATGTATGCAGCAATAGAGCAAATGTCGTGCGACCTCTCAACGCTTGAAAACGAGAATCCATGTTTGTACTGGCGTATCATGCGCAACCAGCACGCCGTGCTCTACGACCGCCATTATTCAGAGAAGTTTGCCAACCACGATGTGAATCGCCTCATATATAGTAAGATGGATGAGAACGGTGAGCCTGCGGGTATGGGCGCACATTGGACTCGCACCCAGGTATTGGAAGCGACAAAGGACATGAAGTTTCACCCGAAAGTGAACGATTGGGATAAGTACGTTGCCTTTAACGCTATGTATGCTGACCTTTGCGCCAACATGGATGACAAGGAGATACTGAAGGCCGCATATCTTTTCTACTTCTGCGATGCCGACTGGCAGACCGAGGACGACTGCACGAAGATATGGGACTACACAGCCCTTCACGCCACACTTTAACCATGATGGATAGGGAAATTTACCCTTTATTTCCCTGTCCTTTCCCTATTCCCTAATCGGATTTTTTGAAGCCAGCTTGCGCCACCAGGATAGCCGCAGGTTGGCTTCCGTTGTATAGGGGAAAGAGGGGATTGTCCTTATCGGGGATTTCAAACTTACTAACTTTGTTTCATAAAAGATTTTTCTCTGCAAACAAAAAGCACAAGTATGGTAAAGAAGATAAACCTCACCCTACCTCGCCACTGGAATCAATGCACCACGGAGCAACTTGAACTGATTGCTAACGTGATGCAGGAACAGGTGCGCCGTGTGGACCGCTATCATCCCTTTGATATGCGCAACGTGAAGTTGGCTCTTTTCTTTGTGTTGGCAGGGATTGAGATAGTGGAAAGTCCTAATCCGCGTGTGTCGGTGGAGGAGCAGTATTACACTTGCCGTTTCACCAAGGACGGCAAGAAAGGTGAAACATTCTCACTCTACCTTTGGCAGATAAACTATTGGCTTTCGCCTAAGGCCAAGACACGCGACACGACGAGTGCAGAATATATAGCGCAGGGTGCCGGAATGTTGGATTGGCTCGACCGCGACAGCAACATTCATCTCACCAAGTTTCCGTATCAAGAGATAAAACGAAAGCGGCACGGCAAATGGTTCGGGCGAAAGAAAGCGTTCCAAGGCGTATTCCCAGATATGGATGGTTTCAGTTGGGCGAAATATCGTTTTGCCTCCGACACAATGCAGAGCTACACCCAAATCAGCGACAACTTGATAAGAATGCGAAAAACTGATAATTTTACTGAAACTCAACTCTTACGACAATCCGAAAGCGCAACCCTTGCCAAGGCAATGTTTCTTGCTACTATATTCAATGCCAAAACGGATTATGTAGACACCAACACAGGCATAGTGAAGCACGATTTTCACTACGAGAGCGACCAATGCGTAAAAAACGCACCATACTTCCGCGATTTCCCTGATACTCAATGGCAGGTCATTCTCTTTTGGTGGACCGGGATGATGTACACACTAAGCAAGCGTTTTCCTCATGTCTTTAAGGTACAAAAGACCAACGTGAAAAAGCCGAGCACGCCGCTTGAGATTTACACGGCTACAACCGCAACCATGCAGAAGTATGCCGGACTGACCGAGGATCAAGTGAACCATCAATCCTATTCACTCGTTCTTGAACACCTCGAAAGGTTGAGCAAGGAAAATGAGGAATTGGAAAAGATAAGAAAGAAATAATGGCTAACCGAGTGCAGCACGTTTGTTCGTTTGCACAAAGCCACAATTCAACAAACACAAAAACAAACAAACTCAACAATGAAGAAAAACAGAGTCAGCAATTTTCAGCAGTTTCAACAGCGAAGTGCGGAACTGAAGAGCGAAGGCTATGTCGCCGTGATGCCGAGTGAGTTTACCCCCGTGCGTGGCGACGGCGGCACGGTGTTCTCATGGCAAGACTACGTTCACTCGCAACTGACCAGAGCCGAGGGTGGTACATCGGGCAGTGCGGCACGCAAGCAAATATCTACGGTGTTTGCCTCCAGCGGCAGTGAGAACCTTGCCAAGCCACAGGGTGTGGGCACCGACGGACTGGGCTTTATGGAATGGGGCGTGGGCAACCGACTGCCCAACATCATTTGGCTTCTCTCCAGAATGTCGCCATTCACGGCAGCCGGTGTGGACTTCATCAAGAAGATATTGGTGGGGCATGGTCCGAAACCCAAATACCGCTATACGCAGTATGTGGGCGGCAAAATCACCGAGAAGTACATACGGTTTGCAACGGCAGGTGTATTGCTCCGAGGCATGATTGCCGACCTAAAGGCAAAGGAAGCCGAAGTACAAGCAAACATTCAGCAGAACGCCACCGACGACCCACCGGAGGACTCTGACGAGATGAAGGCTCTGAAACGCGACCTCGAAACATGGCAACAGACCAACGACTTCCTTCGGCAGTTCATGGCAGATAACGACCTTATGGACACCTACCTTTCAATGGCTGGTGATATGGCTCTCATGTCGCAATGCTTTGTCGAGCTTCAGTTAAACCAACGCCAACTCAACGACGACGGCAAGCCTGTGCCTACCTCGCAGTGGACGCCCAAGGTGATAGGCATAAAGCCACGCTCTATATTCACCACACGACTGGAGCGTATGGATGACAACTACCGCATCAACTACGCCTACACCTCTAACCAATGGCTCGACTCCACACAGAACACTTCGGCCATGAATCCGGAGGACTTGAAGATAGCCGCGGTGCCCTATCTGCCCACGGCAACGGCAGTGAAAGACCTTCAGCGTCATGTGCGTGAGGCGCGTCAGGCGCGTGTGAGCCGCAAGCAACGCCCAACGCGTTTCATCATGTCGCCGCGTGACTTTGGCGGTCCTTACTATGCCGATGCGCTTTGGCACAGCATCTTTGCCGGAAGCATTTTTGAGTATGCCTTTACGATTGTGGACGATCGCTTGACGCGCAAGCGTAACTCAAACATCATCGGCAGAGTGATATACATTCACCAAGACTACCTCAATGCACTCTTCCGTCAGCAGAGCGACACAGACAAGAAGAAGACGATGGCGCAGATACAGAGCGAAGTGTTCAACGACATCAACTCATGGCTGAGCAATAGCGACAATGCCGGGCAAGCACTCATATCATCTGTATTTATGGGCCCCGACGGCAAGGAGCACAAGGCATGGGAAATTGTGGAGATAGAGAGCAAAGCCAACGACCAAGCCAATGCCGACAAGACCGAGCTTCAGGAAATATCATCCATCATCTTCTTCGCTATGGGTCTTGACTCGAAGCTGATAGGCAACACACCGGGCGACGCGACATCATCGGGCGGTACTGACCTGCGCGAGCGTTTCCTCGTCAAGCAAATTCAGTTTGCGCCGTTGCAGCAACTCATGCTCCGTCCGTTGGAAGTGATAAGCCAGTTCAATGAGCTTGACCCACACCTGGTATGGGAGACAGACCGCGAAGTATTGACCACGCTTGACAACTCAAAGACGGGGGTGACAAGGCAAGGGCAGGAATAAGTGATGCGCATAACCTTGACTAAGTGATGCCCATAAGTCAATACAAACAGATATTTCTCCTACTATATAGGATACGTATCTCCTATTATCTAAGAGAAGTATCTCCTGCTATATAGGATAAGTACCTCCCAAAACAATAACTATGAAACGAACAAAATATGCTCATAACAACTAATCAAGAATTTCGCCTTCACAATCCCAGCAACGCTGTGGACGAGGTGAACTTGCTGCAAGGCATAATCGACAATAGCGAGAAAGATTTTCTGCGCGAAAAGTTAGGCGGACCGCTTTACGACCGCTTGTGTGAGTATTACGCTCAAACCTCACCCGAAAATTTCTTTCTCTCTGTAACCGGCGGAACATACACCGATGACCCTTTCGCCGTACTCCTGCTCTATGCCCAGCGTGTTATCGTGAATGATGCTCTCACGCGTTATGCCTACCAACAGGCAGTAAGTCTGAATGGCGCAGGTGTGAATATGGTAAGCAGCGACGACTATGCTTCGGCTTCCGACAAGATGATAGACAAGGCGGTGCAGGGCTACAAAAAAGAAGCCTTTGCCTCGCTCAATGCCTTGCTCGTGATGCTTGAGGAATGGGCAAAGCAGGTAAATACGCCCATGCCTATCGATGGTCAGGAAACAGGCGAAAGCGTACCGAAAAACGATGATAGCGTACAGAAAGAGGATGAAAGCGTACAGAAAACCGCGATATTGGAAATAGTGGACCTTTGGCAGCAGTCAAAGTACTACTACCTGCACGCAAATCTCCTTATCCCTACTTGCACGGTACTTCAGCGATACCTCGACATCTACGAGAACCGCGACAAGTTTATCCGCCTCTTGCCCGATCTCATCTTCGTCCAAGAGGAATACATCGAGGACGTGATAGGCGAAGACATTGTGCAGGAACTTCTCCATGCCGACGACCGCGACCGCCTACTCAAAAAGGTACGCCGCCTCATGGTGTCCTATCTCGAAGAGCGTACTACAGTGTTGAGCATCGACAAGACGCGCCGCATCCAGGCTCACAACGAGGGCATATCCCTCAAAGCCTCCGTGCTCGCCATCATTGCCGACCGCAAGAAAGCGGAAGCCGAAGCGACCGCAAACGAGGACAACATCCCTACCCCATCCACCGACAACAATTCGCAGAACGAAGGATATAAGAATAATCAACCTGGCTCACGCATGTTCGTGTCGCCGTTGTTGTATTAAAACAAAGAACGAAAATAGAGCTTAATATGGAACATATAATCGCAACTCTCTCCCCTGCCCTCACCACCCGCATGCTCACTGCCGAGCAGCGTGAGGCATTTGAGCAAGGACTTGCCTTGCTGGAGAACGTGCCCAAAGCGCAATCGTTTGTGCGTGACAGCCGACGGTTTAAGGACTACCATCGCCGTGTGCGTCAGTTACTCACCTACCTGCAAACGCTCGACACCACGTCGGGCAAGTCATTGCCCAAGCGTCGTGTGGGCCGACCCACCAAGGAGGAGCAAGCCGAATATGCCGAAATGAAGAAGCAGAAGGCATTGCAGGAAGCAAAGGCATCGCTCTTCCCGGAGATAAAACCCGACCTGTTCGTGCAGCCGCTCACTTACAACGGTATCGTGGCCAACCCCAATGGCGACAGCATCGCCGCCACGATGATGAATCTTCAGCAGGTGAAGCCATTTCTTAGCCGTCAGCTCCAGGAGCGGGTGAACACCGTGCGCGACCTTCGCAACGAGATGGCTTCCAAGGCAGAGCAAGCCAAGACCATGGCGGAAGCCAACGAGCGCAGTGGCAGCACGCTCTACACCGAGGAAGAGATAGCCGGACTTGCCACCCGTGCCGTGAAGATAGAGAGCGACATTCTGCCCGCTATCTACATGGCTGTGGACCGCGAGATGGGCGAGGTGTATCTGCGCCTCAGTCAGCGCACCGGCGACCCCGAATACATCGCCTATGCTGAAAAGTCCTTCAACATCGACCCACAGAAACTGCGCACGATGTTTAAGCCTTTCTACGAGAAAGCGCAGGAGCGTGACCCACTCTTTGCCCAGTCGATAGCCGACAAAATAGCCGCCGATCGTCCCGAAGTGAAAGCCGCACGCGAGGCAGCCGCCCAGCACAAGGCAGAAGCCGACGCACTCATCAAGTACATTTGCCGCAAAGACAAGCCCAGCACTAAGGCACGCATCAAAGGCTTGAAAGAACGCATTGCCAAGCTCCGTGCCGACTACAGCGACATCATCACCGATGACGAGATAATGGGCTACGAGGCGATACTTGCCAAGACGGAAAACGAAATGGAAAAGAGCAACTAAACGACTTTTTGACTTATGGAAGAAAACGTATATCAGATATTCAAGGACGTGTGCAACAAGGCTTGCCACGACCGCCACGCCTGCGCCAAAGGTTATAAGCAGATGTTGGCTTCGGAGAACGTGAGTCAGATGATGGCCACATGGCGCGACAACTGGGAGGACGTTGTGGAGAGCAAGTATGTGGATGTGATCCGTGGTGAATTGCCCCGGCTCTATCCTGGGCTGAAGGAGGGTATGAATAAGGCTGGCATCTATCTCAACGAGTGCCCCGACAACGCCAAGAACTTTGTGCGTGTCATCATCACCGACTGCGACGAGCCAGTCAAGATACATGGCGACGCACAGGCTTATATCCTCGGCACGGCAAAAGTCTTGGCTTTCAACCATGCTCAGGTTTACAACAACCACTACAATGCCGACGTAATGCTCTATGACCATGCTTACGGCAAGATTATGGCTGGCACCGTGAGGGCATACAACCGCAGCCGACTGCAATGTTGCTGCGAGGCATATCTGAACGGCAGCGTGCAGTGCGACGCTTTCGGCGGAACAGTTAGGGCGCAAGCCTATCTCCACGTTAATGCCTATCGCGACACGGCTGTCTATGCCGTAGCCGACAAAGGCATCGTTCTTAGTGGCACATCACAACTAAAACCTATCGAGCAACATGAACAGTAAGTTAGTTATCCTTGCCGGTGGAAAGCCGATGGCGCTTAACGATGACTTCTCCATCAGCGTTGAACTGAGCAACCCTCTCTTCAACGACACGGAGATGTTCTCCTATCCCGTCGCGCTTCCGCTTGATGGCAACCGCCATTTTCTCAAGAACATGGACGACACCAATTCCGACCTGCGTCCCGTGAGCTTTGAGCACACGCCGATGCAAATAATTGCCGATGGTGTGCCGTTTGCCAGTGGCACTGCCGTAATGCAGGAGGATGAAACCGTGGAGGACTCGCTATCGATGAATATTGACGCGAGCAAGCAGTCGTTTGACGACTTGATTGGCGATTTGAAATGCAATGAGGTGAAGATACCCGACCGCTATAAAGACCAACTGCTGATTGGCGAGAAGATTGACGAGGTGAATGTGGAGGTCACTTACAGCACAGATGTGGTCGTGAAATATGAGGGCAAGAAAGGCGACAAGAAATTGGGGTCGGTTGGTACAGGCTACAAGACATCATCAACATTCCATCCCCAAGCTCTTGGTTTCTCCTATCCTGCCCGTTGCGTAGAGAAAGACAGCGTGTCGCATAAGGCAAAGGTCAAGGAAGTGTGGAGTTATGCGAGAGGCGAGAAACGCAACATACCCGAAGTGGCGCAGTCATACGTCAACGTGAGTGATGCCTATCCCACAAAGCCATTCTGTAACGCCCGTGTATGTTATGCTCATTATGACTTGGATGATGACGGCAAGACTTCAAGCGAAATTGTGAAGCCTAAAGACGAGAATATTATGCACGAAGACCAGGGAAAGATATGGGTGCTTGACGCTGATCGCCCGCAGTCAGGCATCTGTTTCTATGTGCTCTTCTTTCTGGATTGTTTGTTTGAGAGTCTTGGCGTGTCTTTCAACAAGGATGCACTGCGCAATATTGGCGACTTCCGCCGTCTTTGTTTCTTTACCACAAAATGTGCCTACGACACAAAGCCGTTGTATGTTGGTTCAACTTATAATGAAAAAGACCCAGAAGTTATTGCTGGAAAGAAAAAGGCCGGTGACATCAAACTTGGTTATTTCCAAAAGCAGATAGAGAGCAAGAAGCAGTCTGACTACGACAACCTTTTCGAGGACGTAAACGATTGGCTGGAGAGCCGTGGCTGTGGTGGCAAGCTCTCGCTCGAAAATCCTGTGGATAAGACCATGCAGGAAATCGAATACTATGATGTGATTTACAAGTTTGTTACGAAGTTGGACCCCCGTTTCCCCAATTCTTCCTATAAGACTACTGAGGTGGAGCAGGTGAAAGAAGGCAGCAAGAAGCACGTTGTGGTCGGCAAGGACAAGGTTGCAAGCATTACCACAAAGTCTACAATAACCATGGCGCAGATGAGCGCAAGCATTGTTCAGATGTTTGCCAATGAGCAGAACTTTCCGGACGAAAATGTTTCCACCATCATTGAGTCGCTTGAAAATCAGTTTGGCATTAAGTTCTATTACGATTACGAACAGAAGAAGGTGACGGCTTATCTTGTTCGTGATGTGTTCCGCAAGCAGAACCCACAACCGCGTACGTTCTGTGCCGAAATACATAGCATATTGCCAATTAGCGAGAAGATTACTGGTGTGCGTGTTGGCTATTCGGCAGAAAGCGACAGCAAGGAGCAGAAGCAGAATATCACTAAGGGCGTGAAGGACTATAACACCGATTACGACTATGTAGAATATCCGCAAGATCGCACCGTGACAAACCTTGAGTATCGTGACATTATCCACCAGGTCAACAATAATCAGATGAATGTGTTTGTGGATAAATCAACGGGTAACAAATATCGCGTGAAGATTGATTCGGACTTTTCCTCTGCCGGCGACATGGATCCCCGCTTGTTTGAGGTGGGTGCTTACAAGGGTGTTGAAATGGGTGATTGCTCTACGCTTAATGAGGATTTCGTGCAGGAATTTAAGTCAGACTTTGTTCCGGTCGGCATGGTGGACGTCAACTATTATAATGCGCTTGCCGCCACTACGGGGCAGACTTGCTTTACTGACTCAAACAATCAGCCTACCGATGGTAGCGGCATTGAGGGGTATATGGCAAGTGCCGTAAATGGCAGTAAGGCGCAAACCATCATGGCGGCTTTCTTGGATGAAAGTATGGAACATGAGTTTGTGAAGCAATATATCAAAAATCCGCTTTCTTCTCAAGTAGCAGATTTCTACGTCACGGAGGAACTTTCGCTTGTGGAGTCGTACAATCCTTCTAATACAGACGACGGCAATTCGCCACTTCAGAATTACGACTGGGGCAATGCAATAGCCATTATGCGCGGTGGTGGCGCGGATTCTACGCACGAGGCTTTTGATTACAACTATGATGGCTTCGGCAATAGCAAGTGGCGCACCACCGTAGGCGAGTATGCCCTTACCACCGACTCTGTTGACCAATACGGCAACGTGTATGATTATAATGGTACTGCGTCCGGCATAGGCAACGAGGAACGCTTCTCCCTCAAACCTCGCGCTTGGGTGCAGCCGGAATGGGCGGATGCTCCATTGGTAGTGAGTGATCCGCTTATCAAGGACCGAGGTTATTTCGATACCTTTATGATTGACTATGCCTATTTTCTTCTGCATCGTCACAAGTACCGCATCCGCTGCACGGCTTCCGTAGCGCAGATAGCCGACATACCTAACCATTGGAAAGAATGGTGGCTGATAGACGGCAAGAAGTGTCTTATCAACAAGGTAAACACCGACATCAGCGTAAAGGACGGAATGGGCGAGGTGGAACTTGAAGTGTATAGTATATAGACCAACACAACACAAAAACATCATGGCAAGAAAAATAACACTTACATCCGGCTCTGTGTTCAACGGTAACCCTATCACGTTTCAGGTGCAGCCGAATGTCATTACCGGCACGGACAGCAACAAAAATACGACCTACCCATCCTTTCATCGCGTCATCATGGAGGTAACGTGTGGCATGAGTGGTAGCAACTATGAGGTGATAAAAATGTCCGCACCCGTGGAAAAGGAAGAAACCTCGGAATCCAATGTCGTGCAGATAGACATCTCTTCTGCCCTGCGCACCTTTCGCGACAGCTACGAATACTCGGCACAGCCCACGACTTATCCCTTGGTGAAATTCTACTTGAAAGCGTATGATGAGTATATGCTCGACGGAGTGGTAAAGACTATGGGCGAAATCATCTATCCTGCCAAGGCAAACGACAATGACGAGCAGCCGGTGTATTGCACCATATTTGGTGGATATTCCGACTTCGACCGCCTTATGTCCAATGGCTCAAAGGAAACAACCATCTTGTCGCGCAAACCCATATCCGCCCCGCATCTCGCTTTCGTGGGCGAGCAAATAGCCTATACCCCATCCTACACCACGGCGCAGACTTTGCTCGCCAGCGGCAACCTCGCCCAGCCGGAGTCGAAGGTAGTGACCATAGTGTCTGAAGGCCTACAGACCATAGGCGAACAGGTCATCTATGCTCTGCCATTCACGGAAGCTGATACGCGCCAAGTATTCCGCTTTATCAACTCGTTTGGTGTGTTGGAGAGTATCAGTGTGCCTCGCGTGTACAGCAAGAAACTCGCAGTAACTACCAATAGATATGTATTGTCGCGGCAGGAAACATTCAGTTCTTTCAGCCGTGCGTCCATCAAGAAGCAGAACAACAAGGAGTCATGGCTATTCCAAACCGACCCGCTGACAGAGGAATGGCTTGAATGGTATCTGCATGAGTTTCTCATGTCCGAACACATCTGGATAGACATCAACAGCCGTTTCATTCCTTGCACCATCTCCCCAGAGGAAGAAACCACCTTCCTCACCCGCACCGAACAGAACGCCATGACCATATTATTTACCGCTCAGCTCGACATCAACGGCTGTCCGCTTATATAACCGATATTTCTGTTTTCATTTATACATTTTCGTCAAAGCCTCGTATCTCTTTATGGCGCGTGGCTTTATCATGTCCGTACCTTTAAATCATCTATTCGTAACTTTGCTATCAGAAATTTACGACATGACACAAGCTACAGAAAGAGACTATTGGATTTCGCCCAATGCGTTTTACATTGAACTGAACGCGATGGGACTGCCCGACTACATACAAGCATCGTGTGTGAGTGGAGCCAAAATCCTTGTCTATATAAAAGACATCATTTCCTACGACGCGGGCCACAACTATAAGCGTTGGACGCTGCAAGCCTCGCCTACAGTGTTCAACACTCACACTGCAAAATATGTCTATGCCGCCGTCCCTCGCTCGGATGACGGCACAAAGAACGCTTTTATCGTATTTCCGTCTGAAGAACTCGATGTTTACGGCAAGAATGTCGCAGGGCAACAAATCGGCTCTGAAGAATATTATTATGTATTCCTGCAAGGCATTATTACATCTTCAGGCGACAACGGAACAGAAAACCGCGATTGGCAGCAGCGAGTGTCCTCTGGTTTGCTTGCATCCGACGAAGCAATATCCGCCACTGGTACAGAAACAGAATGGTACAAGTATTCTTCAGTGGATGGAATTGTTACGTTTCTGAAGAATTTGACGATGAAGGTCGGAACCTTGTTTCGTAATCTTTTTGTAGAAACGCTAACCATCGTTAGTGGTGGTAAAATAGCTTTTGAGAACCAAGGAGAAATTGAAGGTATTGCAGACAATTCTACTTCGGTAAGCTCCACCAATCGTATTGTCACACCGAAATTTCTTGACGATAATACTTTGTCAAGCGTGAGCGATGATACAGCGCAGGGCTTGATAACCTTCGCCAAGGGCTTAATTTCCGAGATGCTCGCCCAGCTGAAGGGCGGTGCGACATTCGGGAAAAGCGGGTATAAGTTCGACAAGGACGGCAACGTGGTGGTTGACGCGCTGTCCTCGCTAACTTTTGACGAGGCGTTGGAACGTGGATTTGGCATCACCAAGAACACGCAGGGCAAGTACACGTTGTCGGTCACTGACCTCATGGTATGGGGTAAGGCCGTGTTCAACTCGCTGGAGATACGGAAGCTCTACTCGGTGGGAGGCAACGTGTATCTGAGCGGCGCGTCGAGCAAGTTGCAGCACGTGTCGCCAGTGACTGACGCTGACGGCGAGGTGACTGGCTGGAAGTGCTACATCTTGGGCGACGACGGCACGACGGCGACGCAGAACGGCTGGGTGAGGTATGATCAGGCGAAGTGCCAGACGTTCGACATCAAGGAGGGAGTTTACGAGAACGTGTCGAACACCTACTATTGGCGCCTGGTGACAGACGTGTCCACGGAGAACGAGACCATAACGGAGACTTATACGGACGCTGACGGCAAGGAGCAGACAAGGGACTTGTATGACGGCAAGAAGTTCGGTTGGGTCATCCTCTCGAAGACCGACTGCGAGAGCGCGGGCAACGACGCTCCGAAGGCAGGGGACACGATAGTACTGGACGGTCACAGAATGTTCGCGAGCGGTGACGCTGATGGGCGTGACCAATACAACGACGAGAGCCGAACGAACGTGATGATGCTGGAGACAACGGGCACGGAGAATGGCACGTTGCCTCGTATCGTGGCGTTGACGGGCATCGTGGACTACAGGCACTGGGACGGCGTGAACCCATACTCGAACACGGTGTTCATACTGTCGCCCAAGGAGGTGGTGTTCGTGTCTTCGAGCTTCAAGTTTATGAGCGCGAGCGGCGACCCGATAACCTTAGTGAACTTCCGTGGTAACTGGGCAAAGGGGACGAAATACGGCTACTACGACCAAGTGAGCCACAACGATTCCATTTGGACGTGCATAGTGACGAAAGGCGATACGACTAACGCGGAACCGAGCGATACCTCTACAGATTGGAGGAAGGAGATTAGCGGCGGCAAAGGAGACCCTGCCGTGACTTACGAGCTGGTGGCCTCGCCAAGCTACATCAAGCTTGACGCTGACGGGAGCTTTGACAGGAGCAACCAATACCGTGAGGGGCAAATGCTTCTCGTGAGGGGCTACAAGATTGTCGGGGGAAAGAGGATCACCCAATGGGGCGATGCCGATAACCCAATATCCATACAAATCTCATTTAACGACGGTGCGGCTTGGTATGAGAGCACTTTTAATAACGGGGAATCTAGACTCGATGAAGTCTACAACGATTTCGAGCCAACTTGCGAGGACAGCTATTTCAGTATGCTTCAAGAGATGAAGAAGAACGGCTTGAAGAACTGCAAGGCGGTGATGTACGAGGGCGAGAGCCTCGACCCCGACAAGATACCGTCCGACAAGGTGCTGGCGCGCATCGACATCCCCATCGTGCAGGATGGCAAGGACGGGGCGAGCGGCACGAGCTACGGCGTGACGCTGACCGTGGAGAAGCGGACAATCTCCAGCGTGGAGGATGACTGCCTGGTGGTGACGTTCACCAAGGGCGACACCGACGGCGTGACGACGACGAACAACGTGCAGGACATAGGCGGCTACGCCCAACTCTACGTTGACGGCAAGATTGACACTTCCGCCACGGCACGGCTCAACCTCGGCACTTCGGAGGCTGGCGAGCTACAGAAGGGCGCGTTTCCGCAAGTGTTCACGGCTGGCTACGTCACCGTGAAGTGGTACGACAAGGAAGGCGGCACGCTGCTTGGCACGGGAAGCCTTACGAGAGGTGCCGACGGCAAGGATGCCACGGTCTATGGGGTGCAGGTCGGGTCTTACTACGAGTGGACGAGCGGCGGCAAACTGCCTGGCTTGGAGTTCGGCTTCACGAAGACGACCGGGGCGACGGTGGGTAAGGTCACCGACGTGAGAAACATAGGCTGCACGGTGATGATATACGGCGACGGCACCTATTACTCCAGTGCGAGCGGATGGATAAACGAGGGAAACGGCAACTTCCTGTTCTCCACCTTCCCCTATGGCGACAAGGACGGCAACCCGACGCTTGGGGACGCGAGCGTGGTGTGCGTGGAACTGTATCTGGACGGCATGCTGGTGGCGACCGCCAACTACGCGAACGGCAAGCAGGGCGCGGACGGCTCCGCGGCAACGGTGTATACCATCGAGGCGGTGGGCAACTACAACAACAACAGCGGGACGCTGACGGACGCGAGCACCATCGGCGTGACGCTGACCGGCGATCTGAAGCTGTACAAGACCGTAGGCAGCGAGAAGACGGAGGACTCCAAGCCTCCCCAGTGCTGGCGGCTGACAGTAGGCGGGGAAAACGTGGACGGCACGATAGTGTTCACAAACACAGCTGGCAACAATATCGTCACCTACCAATATTACAATACATACGAGATAGACAGCAACGGCAATAGTGCCGTGCCAGGGTCAGCCACGATTTCTGTGTACAAGGACAGCAGCATGGGTGAGCTGCTTGCCAGCCTCGTGATACCGATTACGCTCAATCCCGGCGCGATCGTTAAAGTAGACGCCAAGTTGGGGAAGATAGAGAGCACCACGACGAGCATGAAGAACGACATGAACGGCATGAAGGGGACAATCGAGACCATCCAGCAAGGACAAGGGCAGATCTCGCTGAAGGTGCAGGACTTACAGAACGGCGGTGTGGACACGAGCAAGCCGCATACGAGCTCGCAGGTGGACTTCAGGACGCTGGACGCCGACAGCTTCTACCCGGTGATGATTCGGTTCAAGGATGATGGGGGCGTGCGGCATACCGTGGAGATAAGCAGGAATCTTGACGGAACCTACGGAAGCGGTAAGGACTATATGACACATTCGCAGGGCTTCTCCTTCCGACTGATATTCTCGGACATAGCTAATGGCTGGGGCGCTAATGAAGACGGGCAGCTTCACATTGAGAGCATATCACAACGTTGGACAGAACCTACTGACACGCCTATATGCCCGAAGATTGCACAGTATTATCCTTTCTCGTTCACGCTCGCGTGGCTTCGTGGCGGCTCGAAATACGACATTACTGTTGACTGTACGGATGCTTACATCAGCGGGATATGGCCTTACATGATGCAGGTGGCCTCCAACCCTTCGTGGGTGCCGGACGCTGTACGACTTGCGCCTGACACATGGACAACCGCGCAGGTTAACGCACAAGGCGGTAACCCTTATAACATGCTCAAGAAAGACAACGGCGGATACTATGCTGACGTGGACAACGAGTATTTATATCGCTTTGGGGAATTAGCGGCCGGGAACACGTTTGCCATTGTCGGGCAGCCGAAGGACAGCAAGGTGTGGTTCTTGGCTACGTGGCATATTACGAGCGTCAGTGGGTCTAAGGTCTATGTGGACGTTTCTACATACGGGCTTTTGTGGCAAGCACAGAACCCGCTTGGAATCAGGATGGGCAAGTTAGGCTATATCAAGACCGGCGCGTCTTATTCGAAGTCTGAATGGGACTCACAAAACTTATTCGGCACCTCGGTGGACGTGGACAACACGGCCGTACATGCCGACTGGGCCGTGCCGAGAGCTATCCTCGTAATCGGAAAAGAGTCGAGCGCCACGAACGGCGTGTATCGTGACCGGGCCGTGCTGGAGGCCGTCCAATCATGCACGGAGGGCAGCAGCGTGTCTTTTTACAGTAATACTTACTTTGACGTGTCGCCATTGTACGGCACTGACGGCAGGACGAATGTGAAGCCGGACTTGCTGGCGACGGGCATTGACATCAAGAGCCATAAGATAGTGGCCACAGCGGATAACTTCGTCGTGCGGAACAACAGAGGCGAGCCGACATTCAGCGTTGATGAGGAGGGCAATATCGTCGGTTCGGGAGGCGCGTCATTCAATGGCCCCATGAAGGCCACGACGTTTACGCTTAACTCAACATATTTCTCCGTCAAGGAGGATGGAACGATCACGGCCAAGGGCGGACAGATCAGTTTCTTCTATTTCGACGCAGAGGGCATGGCGAGCGCCGTGGAGTACGACTCTTCGCAAAATAAACCGTGGCGAGGAATAGGGCTTTCGTCGAACAATATCTCTGTGTCCGGCTACACGGGTCAAAGAATATCATCTGTCTTTTTAGGAAAGGGACTTATAGACTCCCGCTTTGCGGGCTCTGATAAGAATTATATAGTCCACCGTGTAGGATCTACCTCTTCAGCAAGCACCTTCTACAACTATATCAAGTTAGAGAGGTTTGAGGATGGTCATGACTCTTATGAGAACGACCCCGAATATGCCGCACTCGGCATAGAGACACAGGGAGATTTCTGTCTTGCGGCATTAGGAGGCCCGTCGCTATTCGCGGGCATGTGCTTCGCGTCGGACACGGTCGGCAGCAGCTATACCGCAGACAAGGAGCATTGCTTCTATTTGTGCAGTGGCGGCACATTCAACATGCCGAGCAACCCGCCCGACGGCATGTTGATTGTCGTAATACAGAAAGGGAGCAGCCGAATTAATTTTAACGGCAACGGACATAGGTTCCAGAGTGGCACATATAATAGCCTAAGCTTTACTTCCGATTCCGCGGGGCAATGGTCCTTATTCTATTACAATAATGGGGTTTGGTATACGATTTATATGACTCGTTGACTATGGTAGTCAGATGCTTGGCAACGATATACGTAACGGAATAGACAATAACAACGATAACGATTAAAGGCAAAGAGATTATGAAAAAGGTTTACAATGTGTTTAAGAGTATTGGTGAGTGGCTGGCAAAGGCAGGGGCTGACAGGTACTTGCACTTATTGGCTGGCTTGGTGATAGCCTTCTTCACGGCCATGCTGATGCAGGGCGTGGCTGGCGAGGGACGCTGGACGTGCGCTGGCTTCGCCTTGATGGTGACAGTGGTGATGGGCATCTTGAAGGAGGTCGCCGACCAGACCTATGAGGGCGAGAGCGACGCGCTGGACTGGGCTTTCATGTGCATTGGCGGCGTGATTGGTTGCGGGTTGTGGATGATGTAGACCCATCCCTTAGAGTGAAGGACGAAGAGTGAAGAATATAGAATCGTGAGAACGAAAAGAACGATAACGACAATAACAGGTAAGGTATGACGATGGGCAGCTCGGTATTACAGACAAGTTTCCTGACGGGGAACAGCGTGCATACAGGGGTAAGAGCTTTCGGCATGACGTTGTTCTCCTCGGAGATAACGCAGATGCTGGCGGACTCCAAGTGGATTTGGATAGCGATAGGCTTGCTATGTATGCTCGACTTCCGCTTCGGCTGCAAGGAGAGCAGGCTAAGGCGCGACAAGGCGTTAAAGCAAGGTGACAAGGTGCTGGCGGAGGTGTATAAGTTCCACCGCTCGCGGGCGTGGCGGCGTAGCCTGAACAAGTTTATTGACTACCTCATGCTGATGATGGTGGCGGAAGCGATAGGCGCTGGCTTTCTGCCGCTCGTGGGCATAAACTACATCTTCGGCGCGTGGGTCGGCGGCGTGATAGCCTGCCTGTGCGAGATAAGCTCCATAGGTGGCCACTTCCTCTACATACACAATGTGAGGATAGAGAAGCGCACCATCAAGGGGTATCTGATGGCTTTTGGCAAAGGTTTCGCCGTGGCGTTGGCAAGGCAGAAAGACCCTGCCATGGGCGAGGCCGTGAACGAGGCGTTCAGGAAGGCGGAGAGTGAAGAGGGAAGGAAAAGTGACGAGTGAATATGGGAGAGTGAGGAATCAATGTAGGTAAACAATAGGCTTAATAAGGAAACAGTACATGAAAAGGATAGTGAGAGGTAATGACTTCACCATGAGGATACCCGTAGTGAAGATAGTTGATGGCGAGAAGGTGGCGTTCCCGTTGCCGGGCTGCACCGACATCGTGGTGAGGTTGTGCTCGGCGTACAGGCGGCTGGAGCTGGCTCACACAATAGACGCGAAAGAGGACAACGTGATAGTGGCGAGGGTCGAGGGAGACCGGATACCTTTTGGCACTTACGCGCTGGAGGTGCGCGGCAAAATCTTCGGCAATGATTGGCGAAGCAACGAGTATGAGCAGGTGGCTATCGTTGACAGGAACGCTGACGCCGACACGGAACTGGGCGAGACCGACGAGGGCGAGAACTCGGTGGAGATGGACACGGCCGTGGTGGTGCTGCCGCCTGACAGGGAGCTGGAAGCGCTGGTAAAGGAGGCGCAGGCGCAGAATAAGGCGATGAGCGAGCTGAGCGACGCAATTAAGGTGAGTGAAGAGGGAAGGGTAAAAAGTGAAGAACTAAGGGCGAAGAGCGAAGAGGCAAGGGTGCAAGCTGAGCTTACACGCGCAAGCAATGAAGCGGAAAGAGTGCAAGCAGAACAGGTGCGCGAGTCAGCCGAGAACGCGAGGGCTGACGCCGAGAACGCTCGCGTAGAGGCAGAAGCCGTCCGTGTGACGGCTGAGAGCGCAAGGGTTGACGCAGAAAACACAAGGGTGACGGCAGAGCAGGGACGCGTAGAGACAGAAAACGTCCGTGTTACGGCAGAGGGCGCGAGGGCTGACGCAGAGAACGCAAGGGTGACGGCTGAAAACGCCCGTGTAACGGCAGAGGACGCGAGGGCTGACGCTGAGAACGCAAGGGCGACGGCAGAGAGCGCAAGGGTGACGGCAGAAAACGCGAGAACTGAGGCGGAAGAGGCAAGGCAGGAAGCCGAGAAGACACGCGCAAGCAGTGAGGCGGAGAGAGTGCAAGCAGAACAGGTGCGCGAGAACAGCGAGGGGCAAAGATTGGCTGCCGAGCAGGGACGCGTAATAGCCGAGAACGCCCGTGTAACAGCAGAGAACGCAAGGGTGACAGCCGAGGGCGAAAGGGTGACAGCCGAGGGCGAAAGAGTGACGGCTGAGGGCGCAAGGGAGCAGGGATTCACGGAGAAGGCGGCGCATCTCGAAGAGCTATTGCAGTATATCAAGGACAACCACCTCGAGCCGGATGTCAAGCTTGCGGAGGCGGTCAAGAACGCTATCAAGGGCACGGACGTGTTCGTGTATCTCGACGCTGATGACGGAAATGTCAAGAGCATGCCGAATACGAACAGCCTTGGTTCGAACACGGCTGCTGTCTATTACGCAGGGAAGCGGAGCGCCAAGCCGGGAGAGCATTGCTTCTTGGTCGGTGGTAGTGGGAACAAATTAATCAGAAGTCTTGACCTCAGCGGCTGGGACTTCGAGGCAGCTGCTAATATGAGCCTGTTCTTATATGCTGCTTCGAACCTCAAGACGCTCACGCTTCCTGACAATATGACGCTTGCGAACGTGATTGATATGTATCACTGCTTCATGGGCTGCGGCTCTCTTCAGTCTCTCGACACGAGCAAGTGGACGTTGGCGAACGTGACGAATATGCAAGGCTGCTTCTACGGCTGCGGCTCTCTTCAGTCTCTTGACACGAGCAAGTGGACGTTAGGAAACGTGACGAATATGGAAAGCTGCTTCTACGGCTGTAAGAATATTCGGGAAATAGACCTCAGCAGCTGCAATATCACGAAATGCGTATCCTGGAATGCTTGTTTCGCTTCCTTAACGAGGCTTGAGACGCTGAGGATAGGGTTGATAGACTTTTCGCCGTGCGGCAGTATCGACCTCTTCAGGGGCACTAACATCAGGGAGCTTACAGGTACGCTGAGGGGCATACGTAACGACTTCAGGGCAGTGTCAAGCCGCATGACCCGTGACAGCTGCATGGTCGTCATCAACGGTCTGGAGACGGTGACGGAGGCCAAGACGCTGACTCTCGGCGTTAACAACAAGCCTGTGAGCCTTGGTGGCAAGGGTGCAGACCCCATATCGGACGACGACCTAAAGATAGCCACGGACAAGGGCTGGACGGTGCAGTTTGAATAAAAGGAATGATTAAAAAACAACATTATGGAAACAAAGAAGATAAACGGCCTGACGGTGCTTTCGGCCTCGGAGGGCATGATGCTGAGGAACGGTGATAGCTTTTCGGAGACTGTTGTCCTCGGACGGTATGACAAGGCGGAGAACTACACGGAAGTAAGCCGTGACGAATATGAGGCATACGTGAGGGAGCACGCCGCTGAGCATGTTGGCGAAGGCTCTTCACCGGGTACGGAGGAGACGCCGGAGCCGCCCCATCTCGTGCCTACGCTCTCCGACGCCATTGCCGGCAAGGTGGCCGAGATAAACGCTTATGACACGTCCACGGCGGTGAACGGGTTTAAGCTAAACGGCAACGTGTTTTGGCTCGACAAGGCAACGAGGGTCGGGTTGATGAACTCGACGGAGATAACGAAAGCGGCAGGGCAGGAGACGACCGACCTGTGGATGGACGACGTAAAACTGACGATACCCTGCGACACGGTGATTAAGCTGCTGTCGGCGATTGAGCTGTACGCATTGGAGTGCTTCAACACGACGGCGAGGCACAAGGCGGAGGTGCGGAAGCTGAAGACGGTGGAAGAGGTTGAGAAGTATGACATTAAGGAAGGCTACCCGAAGCAGCTGGAGATAAACCTTGACGGGCTGGATAGGTAATGTCAATAACAACGGTAACAATAAAAAAACAGGAGGCAGGAAAGATGCTGGCAAGTGAATTAGTTAGCCTTTATGGAAAAGGAAAGGAAAGGCAGATATTCGAGATAGTGAGAAACATGAATCCGTTGATGGCGGAATATGGATTCGATACGGTGAGGAGGTTGAGATACTTCTTGGCGCAGATTGGGCACGAGAGCGCGGGGCTGACGTACACTAAGGAGATAGCGTCGGGCAAGGCGTATGAGGGCAGGAAAGACCTTGGGAACGTGTATGCCGGTGACGGGGTGAGGTATAAGGGCCGTGGCTACTTGCAGGTAACTGGCAGGAAGAACTACACGCTGCTGCAAGCGGACACGGGGATACAGTGCCTTGAGTGCCCTGAGCTGCTGGAGCGGCCGAAATACGCGATACTGTCGGCCCTGTGGTTCTGGCGGCGGAACAACTTGAACATCTACGCGGACAAGGACGCTTATACGGCTCTCACCAAGCGTATCAACGGCGGGACGAACGGCATGGCCGACCGCTTGGCGTGGCTGAAGAAGGCGAACAGCTGCATATCGGAGGTTTAGAGAAAATAAACTTTAATAGAAATAAAGACATGAGCAAGAAAGAGAAAGACAATATTGTCGGGGTGATGGCGGCGGTGGCGTTCGCTGGCTTCTGCCTTGGGGCTGGGCTGGCTAACCACTGCAACTACCATTCGCGCGACGGCAAGGGAATGGTGACCGTGGACACGGTGACGATAAGGGACACTGTGAGGCAGACGATGCCGATGGCCAAGGATAGCGTGGTGACAGGGGTGATACGGGTGCCAATGGTACTCCCCACAGAGCCGACTGTTCCAAAGGCAGAGATAAAGGTCTTTGAGCCGTGCCGCCTGTCTGAGGTCATGGACGGACATACGGTTAATAAAGGTGGCTCAAAGGCGCAGGAAACGGGCAAAATTGCCCGGAAGGACACGGTATGGGCCGTTGTGCCACGGACGCAGAAGCGATACGAGGACAGCACTTACACGGCGTGGATTAGCGGATATGAGCCGAGGCTGGACAGCATTGAGGTATATCAGAAGACGGTGGTCGTAACGAAAAGAGTAGAGGGGAGAGTGAAGAACAGGCGCTTCAACGTGGGGCTGACGGGTGGCTTCGGGTATGGGGTCTTCACGAGGAAGCCCGACGTGTGGGTGGGCGTGGGATGCACGTGGAGAATGTTTTAGTTATGATGGAAGAATCTCTTTTATAGACTAAGATAGACTTTATAAACTTAATAGACAAGATAGACGATTATGATGATTTCGATTATAGCTTTCGCGGTGCTGGCCGCGTATTTTGTGATTATGGCATGGAAATTCGGACTGCCCGAAATGGTGAGCGACACGTTCTATCAGCTTGAGGACTGGATGAAGAATACGGGGTTCGTGTTCTCCCTGGTGATGATGTGCAGCGCGCTCGCCATGCTGCCCGTGATGCTGGAGGCAGGCGGCGCGCAACCGCTGGCGTTCCTGGGCTGCGTGGGGCTCATGATAGTGGGTGTCGCACCTAACTACTGCGACAAGGACACTTACCCTGTACACAAGGGCGGCGCGATGGTGGCGGCCATTGGCTGCGTGGGCTGGGCGACGAGCGTGAACTGGTGGCCTACGGTGCTCGTGGCGTCCATGTATGCGGCTTATGTGGCCGTGGCGGAGGCGTACAAGATACTGGATAAAATGTGGTACATGAGCAGGGGCAAGACGTACTTCCATAAGCTCTACTGGGCCGAGGTGGCAGGGTTCGCGGACGTGTGGCTGACGCTGTGGACGAAGTGAAGGAAAGGAAAGAACGAGGAAAGGAAAGAACGAGGAAAGGAAAGAACGAGGAAAGGAAAGAACGAGGAAAGGAAAGAACGAGGAAAGGAAAGAACGAGGAAAGGAAAGAACGAGGAAAGGAAAGATATAGACGTGATAGGCATTGGGTAGGCAAAGGTAAAAGAGATTATTCAGGATAACGTATTTGATTTATTTTTGGTTTTCTTTTTGTGATAGGTTAATTAAACTTATGAGGGGGACGGCCGTCGGGAGACGGCTGGCTTCTCGAAGCCGTGGCAAGTCGTGATGATTTGTCACGGTTTTGTTGTTTTAATAGGATAGATGGTTGACAGGTGGAATGGTGGCAGGAAGTTTGTTTGGATAGAGTGAAAGAATTTAAGTAAGATATTTCGTGAAAAGTTTGCGGTACAGAAATATTTTCCGTATCTTTGTGGATATAAAGAACTCTCTTTTTAGTGAATGTTTTTAGGTTGACTTTTTAGTGAATTAATGTGTAAAGGCTAAAGTTGTGTAAGTAACAAGAGATTTGGACAGGTAGCATTCCTTCTTTCAGAAATATCTAATAATAATTCAGAAGAGCTACTTGCAAACGTGGTTAACGCGAGTGCTGTGACAGCACGGGAGACTACGGTTTTCTTTCATATTGATAAGAAGGTTAAAGATTGTTATGAATTTAACGATTATGTAAATGTTTTTTTGAGTTATGTGGTTAGGGAACCAGCGAATGCCGTTCTTGTCGTGACAGACAGGGACGGCACGAGTGTTTTTAGGCGTGGATGTTGGCTTTGGCGAGGAGTGTATGGACATGATGACTGGCGGGACGTTATGTCCTTGACGACGTGGTAGCGAGCGCAGTCGGTGTGTTCGTGGCATTCGTAGTGGTAAAAAATGGGATTTGTATGGTAGTAATGGAAAAGGCTCGCTATCCTCACGGACAACAAGCCTAACAAAACATTTTAATATTTTTAGATTATGAAATCTAAAAGTATTTGCAAAGTTATGTGTTTTTTGCGAGATACGCAAATTTTCAGTATTTCAACATTCCATTGTAGATGTAGCCGGTGTAAGTGATGTTGACATTACGGGCGTAGTCGCCGTTTTCCTCTGTCAGTTCATCGGCATGGAATTTCACTGTGTATTTCGGGTGGCTGTATCCGTCGGTCTCGCCGAGGTATTGTAGTTCTACCCAGGCTCCCTTGGCTATTGTCCCAGTCTCGTCTTCGTCATACCCGACACGGAGTGTGTTTTTCACGTATTCTTTCCACTGATTGAATCCGTCTATATTAGCCGACACGTCAGCTAACTTATAACGACCGCTTTCATGGTGTTTTACGGGTGTGTCCTTGATGGTGAAGGAAACGATGTAGTAGTCGGTCTTTGTGTTTCCGACCATGGGGTCGCTGCTCATTGTGTACGACTCCCAGCCATACTTGTTTACCTCACAGCTTGCGTCTTTCACAACCTTGCTTTTTACCATTGAGGCGAAAGGCGACTCCACGGGTACATACGCTTCTTCTTCGTCACCATCACTTCCACCGCAAGCGGTCAAAACCGTGCCCATGCCTATGATGCAGAGGGTGATGATGAGCCAGTTTTTGATTTTTGTTCTTTTCATAGTCTCTAAAAAACCGTTTAATGAATTAATAATATGTTTTTACTTTCGTACTTATGTACTTTAATACGTTAGTTCTTTTTGTGTTTTTTTGTGTCTTCTGTTGTTCTCTCCTCCCCACCATGTCCGATGTTTCACGCGCGTTTTTGTACCTTTATTAGTGAAAAGTTCGAGGTGTCGGACTGGATGCGGAATCATAGAGCAACCGTAAAGGACGCGTAAAGGACGCATAGAGCACGCTAAAGGCTGTTTTTAGGCCGTTTTCGGCTGTTTTCTTACCGAATGTTTCACGATTTTCGTGCCCGCCCATGCCCACGTTTTCCAGTAATTCTTTTATTCACACCTTAAACCAATATCAGTATGGCAAAGGTTACTTTTTCAACGGACATTCAGTCCATTTCGGGTAAATTGTGCTCCAAAGAGGGCGTGGTTTACAGTGTTAATCAACAGACGGGCAAGACCTACCGTTCCGACCGCCACGGTTATTCCGACCCTAAAACCGAGGTTCAGCAGACGATCCGTGCCACATTCAAAAAGAAATCGCAGTTCGCCTCCTCTTGGTGGAAGCAGAACCGCCCGTCGGCAACGTCGGCGAAGGGCACGGAGGCTTACCTCGCTGTGATGAAGGCCTACAAGGCGCAGCACAAAATCGGCAACCCTTACAGCTTCATGCGCTCCCTCGTGACCGATGACCTCAAGGTCCTCCTTGCCGGCAACGACCTCACGGGTGGCGTGAAGCCAGGCGGCTCCACCACTGAAGGCGGCGGTCAGAAGCCTGGCGGCGAGCTGGAGTCTTAATCCGTTTTGTCATCCGTCCGATGTAAAACATTTCCCATGGTGAGCAAAGAGTTTGCCGTGGGATTTTTTTTATTGATTATATCTTATTCCGCCTCTACCGTTGTGCTTATCTTTGCACCACATGAGGGACAAATTGTTTGCATTTTAATCTTGTTGGGTAACACTCGTTGCTGCCATTGGTCTTCATCTGGGAACAACTCGGTTATCTTCACTCCCAATGCGTCGGCTATCTCGTAGAGATTGCTCAACGACGGATTGCCGTTGATGCGCGAACTCATTGTGGCTTTCGTAATTGTGCGTTGATTGTTGTCCTTGTCGGTGCGGACTATCTTGCTGGCGAGGTCGGTCAATGTAAGACCTTTCTCCTGCATGATTTCTGCTATGCGGAGATTGTTTCTCTTTCGTTCCATAATAATGTTCTTTGATGTTTCTATTCTATAAAGTATTAAAAGTCGATGTAAAGTTATATAAATATATGAATATTTCCAAACTATTTCGGATAAAAATAATACCAATACGAATATTTTAATACTTTTATTTGGTGGTATCATATTATTTTAATACCTTTGCAGCGCAAACCGCATAAAAACGGTGTGCATAAACTAAAATAGTAACATACATTAAAGTAAAACGAAACTATGCAAGAAACAAAAGTAACCATCGAAATGGGCAAGGAAGATTTGCAGCTTGCCACCACCGGAGTAATCAAACAGCTTACACTCAATCCTCCTACTGCCGAGGAATGTGACACCGCATACTATATGGGTGTGCAGGTGCTCTTTGACGTGTTGGAGTCTACGTTTAAGGACAAGGGGAAGGAGTAGCGTATGGAGAAATACGAGTTGTCTGAAGCAAAACAAAATGCTGTAAGGAACATTCTATATGATAAGATTTCTTTGGAGCATAGTTGTCTTACTGATGTCGAGCGCACTCATTTGCTCCTTGCTTCTTGCGCCTATACCGTTGACCCACAATCCTTGGTTCCTTCAAAACGTTTACATGGAATTATGGATGTTTTACACTTTAAGTTTAGTCGTTTCCGTGCTCACCGTATGCGCTACTTTTACGAGCAGATAAAAAGCATAGCTGCTGAAGGTAAAAAGATACACCCAGAACGATTGCAAACGCTTGAAGTTGTTGAACTTGTCAAAAAAGGCTTAAACGAAGATCCGAGCGTATCTTCTATCTCCGACGAGATAAACGAGTATAAAAGCCAAGCTAATCTAATGAAAAAAAGATATTCCGACTTGGTAGAAGAACTTATAGAAGTACAACGCAAGGAGTCAGATGAATATTTTGCGAATAAAAAGCCTTACAAGCAAAGTCATAACCGCAGGTTCGACTTTGAAGCTAAAAACCAATCTTACACGAATGAAGAATTTATAGAAAAGCTCCGTGCGGTGTATGGCGATGATTATGACTATTCAGAGGTGAATTATACGAATAACCGAACCGTAATAAGGTTAAAGTGTAAAAAGCATGGTGATGTATTTGAACGCTTGCCATTGAACTTGCTGAAGGGATGGGGTTGTCCTTCCTGCAATAAGGAGCAAGGCAAGACATGGGCAAATACAGTGGCGTGCTCTTACGATCCGCAGCGACGCAGTGTGCGTTGGACTACAAAACGTTTCGTTGCAGAATCGAAAGTTCGTTTCGGTGATGATGTTTTTGATTACTCTCAATGCGTCTACAAGAATAATGACACTCCCGTTACTCTTATACACAAACACAGCGGGAAAGTTTTTTCGGTCTTGCCTTACGAGCATTTGCGACATGATGAATGTTACGATGGAGAACGCCGATATTATCAAGGTACTACTGATGCGGAAAAAATCCTCTTCATCGTTAAACGTATTCGGGAGAACGTGAACCATAAAGTATATGTACCGATGCAGCACATTGCTGATTCAAGGAAAACCATCAAGTGTATATGTCCTGTTCATGGTGTGTTTTATACCAATCTGGCGCGTATCTATAATGGCGTGTGTTGTCCCGAATGTCAAATGCCGGCAGGCGAAAGTCTTGGAGAGCGTAATGTCCGCAAATATCTTACGAGCAAAGGAATAGTATTTTTGCAGGAATATCGTATTGAAGATAAAGGATATTTTGAGAATTTCGCGCGTGTTGATTTCTTCCTACCCGAACATAATATTTTCATCGAATTTCAAGGCGAACAGCATTATGGTATAGGCAATGAGGAGGTGTCGCATGGACGAAAGACATTCAAAGAGCAAAAGAATCGTGATGATAGTTTACGGAAATACGCTTTCGACAAACGTATCGAACTGATTGAAGTTCCGTTCTTTTTTCGTAATCACGTTAAAGACTATTTGGACAAGTATTTTGTTGTCTGACAGCATGAGGTAGGGCAGAATCTTCTACCCTACCCCATTCTTCTCCTCTGCATACTTCGGGATGTTGGTGACGAGAAATGCCGTGGCGCAGTTGGGGCATACCAAGACCTGTCTTGCGTTCTGCGGCTCTTGCGCGAAGATAGGACCGAGACGTTCTCGCTCGGCATACTCCTTCAGTTTCTCGAAGCTCACTTTTGGCTCTTCGATGATGCTGCCGTCGGGAGCCAGGCGATAGAAGAAGTCGCGAGGGTCTACGTCTATTGCCCATGCTATCTTGTAGATGGTGGACAGCGTAGGGTTGCCCGTTATCATCTGCGACACGGCAGCTTTGGTCACGCCCAGACGTTCTGCCACTTGCACGGTGGTGAATCCCCTGCGGTGGATGGTCTCCATAATATTCAGCTCCGTTACGGGAGCATAAGGCTGGACTACCTTGTGTCCGTCCTTCTTTATCTCAATGTCTATCATACCTATATATAGTTTAGTGTTGTTATTGATGCAAAGTTAAGTCTTTTTGTTTTTATACACAGGACATAGCATACGTTCTGTTAGTTTTGTATAAGTTTAGTCTATAATTGTCTTGTTTTTAGTATAGTTGTTGGTTGTTTAATCGGCTAAAGATGAGTGTTTTAATGTTTTTTTGCTCCAAATAAATGGCTCGAAATTTCTATTTCCCGAAAGTGACTGACCGAAGGATAATTCCCTGAAAGTGGGGTATATTTCTAACGGTTAGAGCGAATTATGATTTTGAACGTTCCACGGTCACGGAGCAGCGTCCGCCTCACTGACGAGGGGGTCTATGCCCTGATGTAGTCCCGACTTAACGGGGCAATATGCGAAGACACACCCCCAGGCGGGGCGAGGGTGTACAGGGTGCGAGGGTGCGCAGCGCAGGGCGTGAGGCATACCAGACGGGGCGAGGGTGTGGCGGTCGTGTGTGTGTCGGTGGCTGCTGTGGATGCCTGGACGGTGTGGCGAAATGGTCCGCAGAGGTGCAGCCGTGCGCCTATATAATAAGGTGAAAAGAAAAAAATAATGACGAAAGCAAAAATAATTGCAAAAATATTTGGTAAAAGGTAGAAAAATTACTACCTTTGCAAAGTCAAACAAATAAAACATATAAAGCAATGAAGTACACAGAATTTCACCGAAGAATCAAGGCCAAGGGCTGGAAGTTCGACCACGCCGAAGGCTCGCACTACTTTTACACCAAGGGCGGCAAGCTCTCGCCCCCTGTCCCCTTTCATGGGGCAAAGGAGGTGCCCGAGCCGTTACGGCGGAGCATAGCGCGAGCGATGGGAATTTAACAGAAGAAAGAGGAAAGGGCGCCCCCCTTTCCTCCATCATAACAAACAATATAATATATATAAGGATATGGCAAACGAAATTATAATGCTTATTTCTGCAAGTGCCGACAGTTTCGGCGCATGCTCTGAGAATTGCCCCGGTATTTGGGCGGCTGGTGACACCGTGGAAGCATGCAAGGCCGACACCGTGCAAGCTATCGAGTTAATAAAAAAGAACATGCCATGCGAGGACTGGCCCGAACCTCTGAAGGCTGGCGAATATACAATAACATGGCGGTATGATATCGAAAGCTTTTTATATTATTATGGTAGCTTTATATCTCTTGCAGGTATGGAGCGGATCACGGGTATAAACCAAAAGCAACTTTGGGCCTACATGCACGGACGCAAGAAACCGAGACAGGCACAGAAAGAGAAGATAACAAACGCTTTGCACCGTTTCGCCCGTGAGTTGGCGGCGGCCGTTATACTTTAGGTTAGTTTTATTTGTTTGACAACTTTGTAAATTAGCCGAAGTTATCCCGACAAGGTTTGCACCCTGTCGGGATTTTTTTTGCTTTTACTTCTTTTCTCCTCCGCCCTGCTCCAGTCGCTCCACGATGGCGCGGAGCTGCTGCACGGTGTCGGCTGTGTAGATCTCACCGCCGACACGCACGACACCCACCAGGGCACCACCGCCACCGCCTGAGCGCTGCGCCCTGGCTTGCTTCAGTTCCTCCACAACGGCAGGAGGTGCGAGGAGCTGCCACGGTTCCACCTCTAAGGCGGCGGCGATGCGCTCCAAGGTGGGGAACGAGGGGCGCGAGATCGTGGCGGATATATTCGACTGTGTCACGCCTATTTTGTTTGCTACATCCTTTTGCGTCAGTCCCTTCGCGGCTAACATCTCTTTTATATATACTTTCATTATTTTCTTTTTGTTGTTTTGATAATGCAAAGATACACATAATATATATAATATAAAGATATATTTATATTAATGAGTGTTAAAAATGAATATTTCTTCATGTTTTATTTGGATGTATGAATATATCTTTATATCTTTGCACTCGAAAACAAAACAATATAACAACAAAAATACAAAGATTATGAAAAAGTCAACAAACATCGCAGCGTTGAAAGAGTTAGTTAATAACAACGTATTAGAGTCCGTTAGATTACGTATTAACGGCGTACAGGCTTACAACATCGCCGAGGGCGAGGAGTACACCGTAATAACTGAGTATGCAAAGCAGCGCGGCCGCTATTACTTCGTAGATCGCGACGGCCGCCGCTTCCTCGCTTCCCGCTATGATCGCGCCGAGTTCGTAGCCGGTGAGATGCTCGAAGTAATCGCAGAAGAGCGCAGCGCAGCGCAGCACGCAGCCGAACAGGTAAATATGTTCGGTTCTGTCCTTGTATGCTCTGCCCTTCTTCCTCTCTTCTTCGAGGAGTGCGACCGCCTCAAGATTAACGTAAAGAGTACCACCGCAGGCGTTGACGACCTCGGCCGAATGCTCACACGTTACGCCCTCATTAAAGATGACGAACCAGCACAGCAGGAAGACAACAACAACGAGAGCGACAACAACGACACCGGCGCACAGAGCGACAACAACGACGCACAGAGCAACGAGGGCAACGAGACAACCGCCGAGCCTTCACGCTTCGCCAAGGCAGCCGAAAAGGTAAAAGCATACGCCCGCCGCGCGGCCTTTGACATGAGCATTTTAGTTGTGTTTATTCTCTGCTTCGTCTTCTTCTTCGCCTGCATCCCTGCCTTTAACATGATGTTGCAAGCCGCAGGCATCGGGGGGACTGCCTGCACCGTCTTAACATTCTTCGCCCTCCTCCCTGCTTTGGATGTTACCTTATGGCTTGAGTGGAACGCCTTGGCGGTCTTGGCTCGTTTGTTCCCTGGCTCGTTTGTTGGTAGCTCTCGCCCTGAGTTCCTCCGCCCCTGCTCTATCTTTGCTAAGATGTACCGCAATTTATAAACTTTTTTAAACCCTCGAAGATATGAAGACAATCACCGCAACCCCTCAGACAATCACAGCCGCCGCCGTTTTGCGTGCCTTGGCTCAGTCTCTCAACCTCGCCGCCACATACGGCGCACAGCGCACCGCCGCAGCCCTGAGAGCTGCACGCCGTGCCACACTCGCCGCCGCTGTCTGGCTTTGCTCCTCGCATGAGTTTTTCGGTCAGGACGGCGACCCTATCCGCTGCACAGGTTGGCAGCTCGTCGGCTTCAATCTCGCCGCCGCCGCTGTTGTCGTATTACTCAGCATTAAGTATTAGACACTATATTATACACCTCTTTATTATATCACGGAATAAATAACAACAAAAATACAAAGATTATGAAAGCAACATTTAACGAAATCGTCGAGAACTTAGTAAAAGTATTAACCGACAAGGCCGAGAGCGCACAGTATTACAGCGACAACGAGCAATATATTTGCCTTTGTGGATGGTGTGGCACCATGTCGCCCGTATCTCGTCCGGCATATTACAAGACATTCGGCAAGGACACAACCGAGCAAGCAGAAGCCAAGGCCCGCGAGATCATCGCAGAGAAGGAGGCAGCACGTAAATGCACAAAGTATGCAGAGCATGCACACGAGGCCGACCGCCTCGAAGGAGTGCCCGCCGTTGGCGGCTTCTTCTGGGCTGATAACAGCGGGCTAAAGTGTGACGGAGGCCGCGGTCTGTTCGAGGAGCTGCACGCCCTCAACTACTACACCGACGCACAGAACACCCCCGCCCGCTTGTGCTGTGTGTCTGAAGTTATCCGCGTATCTGAGGAAAACTTCGCACGCCCTGGACTCGCCGACGAGCTCGTAACACGTCACAACCTGCAAGGCTTCAGCCGTTCCGAGGATGTGGACGAAGACGATAACAACTACTACAACGACCCCGAGAAATTAGCCACATTCTACACCGTCGGCGCCCTCGTAGTGTCGCCGTCTGGCAAATACTACCTTATCGACTCCGAGGGCTACAGGTACGCCCGTTATATTTATGTGCCTATAGAGTGGCCCGTAATGCTCGCCGACGAAGTAGCAAGCGTTAAGACAGCCGAAGAAGCACGCAAGGCAGAAGAGGAGCGCCAGGAGGCAGAAGCCAAAGCACAGCGCCTCGCCAAGTATCGCGCACGTTGCGCCAAGTGGTCGCACCTTATGCGTAACGTTGAGAAGATGGAGCAGGACGGCACAGCATCCGCCCGAAAGATAGACAACGCCCGAAAGGCTAATATATTTGCCATGTGTGCCGCTGCCTTCCCTGGTGTCAAGTTCTCCGTATCTGTGCGCCGTGGCTGGGGTGCCGATTTTGAACTAACATGGACCGACGGCCCGACGGTTGAAGAGTTCAACGAAAAAACCGATCTTTCGCTGTTCTGCCGTTGCCGTGATACCTTCGACGGCTGGGACGACTCGATGGGCGTAGATTACGCCGAGTTTGCCGACTTCGCACGCCTGACAATGGGAAGCAACGGCGGCGACGTCAAGGCAACCCGCGAGATGTCAGACGAGGCACGCGCCGAACTGTTAGCCGACATATTCGCGGTAGTGCCAGCCGCTGACGTTACGGACAAATACGGAAATTATAGCAACTACACCTATACAGCACAGGAGGCCGAAGCCGTGGCCGCAGCCTTAGGCGTGGACGTGTTCGACGTGTTCGCCTTCGGTTATTCCGATAACGCCGCAGTCCTCGCCCGCCGTGCTTGGGATAAGCACAGCTACACCAAGACCACAACGCCAGAGCCTACCGACCCGACACCGAGCAAGCACACCGAGGAGCGCACCGAGAACACCGAAGCCGCACCCGCTCAGGATGCAGCACAGACCGACGACGCACCCGCCGAGGGTTTGCAGCTCGTAGAGACTGCCGAGGGTGTGGCAGTGATAGGCGACAGCCGCACGACGTACCGCAACCGCAAAGCCATTAAGGCACACGGGGCAACATGGAATAAGGAGGCGAAGCAGTGGCAAGCAAGCGAACCGGAAGCCGTGGCACGTCTTCGCGAGTGGTTCGGGGTATCTGACACCCCGACCGCCGAAGAAGCCGACACAGCCAACGAGAGCGAGCCGCAGGACGAGCACACACACACCACCGAGAGCACGCCGACCGCTTCGACCGCTTCGGCTTCCTTATTATACGAGGGCGACGGAATCACGGCAACCGCACCGACCGACACCGCCGAAGACTTTGCGGACGTGCTGGCAGCCGACCGCCTGAAACTGTTGCGCAGTGCCGCCGCTGACTTTGACCGACTGACGCAAGCAGGGGAGCACATAGCCGCCGTAAACGCGCGATTTTCTGCCCTCTTTGCGTGTGGCGTGGACGTTGCCGACCTCGTGCAGTGTACCGACTATAAGGCAGACCAACGCGCCCGACAGCGTGCCGCCGCTGTGCTCACGGCTGAAGAGTTCCGCACCCTGTACGGCTTCGGCAAGGAGCAGCACGCCGCATAGATTTCCTATTTATAGCGTGTGCGAAATATTGAGGATTTCGCACACGCTCAAGTAAGGCCCCCTATATTATAGAACCTACAAAATATTAGAAATATGGACAGCAGAAAAGAATACGCCTACCTGCTTTGTGTCGGTGGCAAGATCTTAAAGATTATAGCTAAATGGTGGAGCACTCCGCAGGAAATGACGGCAACGAAATGCGGCATGGCGACCGTGGCACGCACATTCAGAAAGTCGGCGGGCGTGTTGGTCTATGAGCGACAGTGCGGCGACCTTTGGAAGTTCGCAGAACGTTGCGAGGTACGCCCCGACTCTTATCCGCGAGAGATCATCCTTACAGCGGACAACGAGATATTATATTAAATCCTATATTATAGACCCTATAAAATTATACTGAATTATGGCAAGAGTAGATTTTTACAAGTTTTACGTGTATGAGCCGTATAAGCCATGCGGCGAATGTCATAGAACATTAAGAGAGGCAAAGCAAGCCTATATAAAGCACTTGAGGCAAGGCCATCGTGTCGGCTGTGATATACTCGGCTGCACTCTGAAGGACGATAGCATCTTTCTTACTTACACTTCGTGGTACAGCGACGAGGGAGCCTTCGGACGCACAGAGTTGAGCAGCGTCGGCTATGCCGTGAAGTATAAAATATAATAAAAACCTATATTATAGAACCTGTAAAACATTAGAGATTTATGAGAATACCAAAAGATATACCCAACGAATTGAAGCGTTTGATCCATGCTATTGTGAAGCGTTCAGGCGATTGCGAAAGTTGGCTTAATGGATATAACAGGAATCCATGGGGCTTCACCTGGTATGGTTCCCGAATGATTTGTGAACCGCTTTTTTGTAGTTATGGCTGTATAGGCTACGGCATTAATTATAGAGAGTATGAAATCCATGTAGACAATGATTTGTCACGGATTACAATTCTTGACGAATAGTATATCATAATCCAAGTATTTTTGTTTTTTAGCTGCTGGCGGTTCGTGAGGATAGCCACAGCACAACGCCCGCACGGCTGACATGTGGACGAGGTTCGACTCCTCGCTGGGCGACTATGTTATAAACTTTATAAAAATTTAGAAAGATATGAAAGCAACAGCAACAACAACACCGACCGCGCCTCAGGTGAGCGCAGTGGACGTGGCAAAATCTCTCGGCAGATGCGCAGCCCTCTGCCTTGTGTACGTCTTGCAGGCCATCGCCAAGGCGTTAGACCTGGCACAGCGTGCAGCCCTGGGCGTGTGCCAGTGGCTCAACACTCGCCACAACTTCACCGACAAGGAGGACCCCGTAATAATGACGGGTTGGCAGTACCTCGGCTTCGGCGTGGTGGTAATGTTCGTGGCAATGGTAGTGTGCATTAAGTGGTAAACGCCTCTTTATAGCGTGTGTAAAATATTGAGGATTTCATTTTTTTTAATCAAAACAATATGATTCTACAACTGACAAAACAGAGTACCGCCCAGGAGATAAAGGCGTACTTTGAGGAAGTATTAAAATTGTCGAAAGACAGCAAGGAATTTCCGGTTAATCTGGATGATGTGTGGCCGTTGGTGTTCGGTAGAAAAGAAGAGGCAGTGAGAGCCTTGAAAAACGACAAATTGTTTGTCGAAAACATTGATTATCAAGTTTTACGCAAAAATGCGGAAAACCCTGATAGTTTTACGCAAAGAAGCGAAAAACCTCAAGGAGGTCGCCCGACTAACACCTACATGCTTTCCGTCCCCTGCCTCGAGTTCTTCATCGCTCGTAAGGTTCGCCCCGTGTTTGAGGTCTACCGTCAGGTGTTCCACAAGGTTGCGAGTGGTGACCTGCTTTTGCGTATGTCTAACTGCATACCAGGCAACACCGAGGGAACGCTGGCACCGTTGGCGCATTTCCATGCCAACATCATGGAGAGATACGCTCGCGTGGTGAACGACAGCAAGGGACAGAAGGAAATCACCGAACTCATGGAGGCTTGCGAGGAGTATTACACGCTCTACCGCCTGAAGGTGGCTAACCTGCCCTACATCGAAGCTGTTAGGAACATCGAGGGCAAAGAGTCGCTGCAAGAGCGACCTCTATATACGCCCATCACGGCAAGGGGCATCGTAAGCGTAACATCGCAGCATGTGACAGTAATCAACAAGTAACAAGACATCAATATTAATATAAAAGCAAAACAACAATGGAAAAGACGGTTATAACAATAGATATGGACAAAGTGAGCCTCCGTGAGGCAATGACACGCATCATCGAGTACATCACACTAACGCCTCCAACTCCTGACGAGTTCGGCAGCAAGGAGCGCACAGAGTACAACTTAGGACTTGATGCGCTGTTCTCTTGCCTCCGTCAGACATTCTAATACATCCCCCATCCCGCACCCGGCAAGGCCCTTGCGGTGGTTTGACTCCTTCGGCGGGAACTTGCATAATCATAATCTAAGTGTTTTTTTTTAGTTGCTTGCGGTTCGTGAGGATAGCGAGCAGCGCAACGCCCACTACGGCAAGGCGTGGCAGCAGGTCCGAGCTCCTGCATGGGCGACCGAAAATAATAAAATACGCATTAATGCATAATTTATGCGTCGTTTATTTGGTAGTTATAAATATTATTGCTACCTTTGCAACAGATAAAAGAAACAATATTAATCATTAAGATCGGGCGGCAACCGTTAAGCGGCGTTACAATTATGAATACTACAATCTTAGAAGAGGCTCAGAACTTGAAGGTACGTTTCCACATTGGACGTGGCGGACAATTCCACAACGCAGGTTACAAGACTTATGAAGGCACCGTTAATGGTCTATCAGATTGCTTCGGCGACGCTTTCGTTATTAGTGAAGACGAGAATGACAAAACTCTGCCTGATAGCGAGTGGCAGCTGGTGGATGGCGGCGGAAATGTCATCCTTGCTGGACGTGACGAGATTGAGAGCGAGACGGGCATTCTGAATTGGGATGGCGAGTACGATACCGACATCGTTCGCAATCTGTCGGAGTGTGACGATGACGAGTACCAGATGATACTCGACGTTGCGGAACGTGGCGGGTATGTAGAGGAGGCTGTACTGGCATACGTTTGCAGCACGCTTGACAAGTTGATGGCAACCAAAATTAAGGTATATCCTTCTAATATGGAAGTGTTCACTCAGGAGGGCTGCGTGAGCTTGATGCGCGACGACTTCTCTGTATATACTAAGGACGAAGAAGATGAGGTGCGCGAGCTGCTGGCAGACAAGGGCTTTATCTCGGAGTCTATAGACGAGATCATTGTTAGAATGGAGATAAACGAGTGGTTCAGTGAGGAAAAGGAAGAGGACGAGGAAGAGGACGAGGAAGAGGTAGAGTAATAATATTCAGCCCTACCGTATTACGGTTAAGCGGAAATAATATGAAAAAAGAAAACCTGAATATAGTAAACAATGAAGTTGAGAAAGTGTACGAGCTAATCAATAAATTGATTAGTAATCATAGCTTAGATATGTTAGACTTGGCTTATCCCAAGCACGATGGCGAGCAAGACGCTGACGCTGTAGCAGACATGATGCTTCTTCGCCAGAGCGCAAACGGATTGTCTAAGGCTTGCAACTTTCTTGTAGAAAAACTCACAGATGCTATTGGAGATGAAAATGAAGTAAATCTATTCAGCCCTCGACATCACGGTTAAGTCAGATAAAGTAACCACAATATAGGCAATATGGAAAAAGACCAAATAATTTATGACCAGCGTAAGGCCTTGGGTGAGAGCATCCGCGCGATGCGCACCGCCCAGGGTTGGGAGCAGGAGCAGCTCGCTCAGATCGCGGGCATCACCACCGCAAATGTTCGCAGCGTGGAAGCCGGTAAGTATGTCGTGAATATCGACGTGCTGAACAAGATAGCGGGCGCACTGGGCGCAGAGCTGAGAATGATTGAAAAGTAAAAGAGTAAAAAGAAATATTATGGCAAAAGAAAGATTTGAGTTGACATCGGGCAAAGACTTGATGTGGACGGTGACGGACAATGAGAGTGGCATCGCGGTTGAGTTCCGCGAAGGTTTGTTTAATGAGAGTCAGGAGGTGAAAGTCCTTGTCGACTTCGTTCCTTTTGATGCGTCCGAAATGGCACGTATCATGCGCGAGATAGGCGACTGGATAGCAGAGAAACATGTGGAGGTAGCTCTTAGTGACTGGCGCTCTCGTCGCTCTGCTATTTGGAAGTTGAGCAATGAAAAATACTGGCTGGCGATGGCAGCAGCTACCAACAGCCTTCTGTTGTCGGACAAGGACGCAGAAAACGCGGCTTGGATGTTGTACGCAGAGGTGTGCGACTGGTTGGAAATGGAGAAGACAGTGGACCTGACGAGAGCCGAGGAGGAGAACCTGAAAGGCGTGTTGTCGGAACTGACGGACGCAGAAGCATGGGAAGTGTTTAAGATCCTGCACGTCTTCTGGAATTATCGCACGGAAGACACAGACATGTTCCAATGGGCAATGGATGTGACCTGGTGGCCGGCATGGTTGCCAGAGGATCTGAAAGAGTCTGAGACCGCAGATGATGATATTATAGACGAAAAATAAAACGAGGGAACTATGGAAATTATAAAGAGTGGGACACCGAAGGCAGGCAGGCCTGCCATCGGTGGCAAGAGACGACAATATGTAGTGACAGACGATGTGCACGAGTGGATAATGTCGCATGGTGGAGGTAAGTACTTGACGGAGACCATGCGCTGTGTGCGCACTACGAGCGGAGGTAAAGGTGCTGTGACAGATTATGCGATGTGCATTCTTCGCGCTGCCACTTGCTTCGATTTTGAGGTAGACCTTACCGAGCCTTATGCTGACTTAGGATTGAAAGCCCGCGACATGATATTGTCGGTGGTAAAAGAGCCTGAGATTTACCATGTTTACAAGGAAGGAACGTGGAAAGATGGTGTTTTCAACAATAACATTTGTTCCCTTGCTATCAGTTCATCGTCAGAATGCCCTGAAGACGAAAGCAAGCGACGTTATTACAGACCGTCGGGAAACTTCGGGGATTATAAGCGTATTCCTTACAAGCGGGTGAAGGCAGGAGACTATTGTTTGGTTAATCGGTATGTCGACGACAAAGCACGAGTCGTAGGAGTATTGGCACAAGTAGAGAAGTGAAAATAAATAATAACAATAATAAAAAACGAAATATTATGGCAACAAAGAAAGTTTATCCGTTTATCCATGCGAAGATGTTTGACCTTGAAGACAACAACGACAAAAAGAATGTTGTGTTTGATGCGCGAGAGGTCGAGAGCTATGAATCATGGTCAAGCAAAGACGATGAAGATGAGAACGAGTGCGTATATGTTAATTTTAAGTCGGGACGGAGAATGTGTCTCTACTTGGAACTCGATCAAGAGCTTTACCCAGGCGACGACCTAATTACAGCCATTGACATGGTGCAGTACTCTCACTTCTGGCACGACAACGAGGACTCTACGTCGGACGAGGAAGATGAAGAGGACTAACATTAAACTATGTAACTTATGAAAAAGATTATCAAATATACTATAGCTGCATTGGCAGTCGTAGTCGTAGGCGTGGTGCTATTCTCGTTATTAGGTGTAGGCGTTTTCCTTTTGCCATTGATTGGTGGAGCATTCACAGCAAAATAGATACTCACGTTATGGGGATGGTGAAATTTCACTATCCCCAGGACGAAACAAAAACATTTTAATACGTTTGGATTATGATAGACAAAGAACTGAATATGGCGATATTGGAGCAGTTGTATAACATTGCTCTTCGTGAGTGGGCGTTGATGGAAAAGAATATCACTGGCAGTTTTACTGCTCGCGAGATAACAAAGCATATTGGCAAAGAGTTAAAATGGGGTGGGTTTGATGTATTGCGGGTGCATAAGGTAAGCATCGGTTCGTTTAGTTGCAAGTTTACAAACAACGTTTTGTTTGATATTGTAGCTCGTTTCGAGGTTCTGGCAGGTATTGGCAGCAAGCGACGCTTGTTTGTAGCCGAGGAAAAAGGCGAGGAAGTGGGGAGTGTTACGTTTACCGTTGATAAGCAAATCCGCGAAATATGCAATTTTGTTGGCGATGGTAAAGACTTTTATCAGTATATCTTTATAGACGCTGTACGAAATTGCCTTGTTGCGACCAACGGTTATAAGTTGACGGCACAGCCTATAATGATAACAGAAAAGGTCGGTGACACCTCGGAGATGCTTATCAGTGCAGCAGACTTCAAAAAGATGTGCTCAAAGATGAAAGGTAAGACCGAGTATAAGATGATGGCACGTAAAGAGCATGTTTATTTGGATTACGTTACAAAGATAGAGTTTGATGGTATATTATCAAGCGTAAAAAGTGATTATCGCTATCCGGAATGGGCAAAGATATTTGAAAAGACAAGCCGCGATTTGTGCGTGTCTGTTACAGGCTGGCAAGCGGTGCGTAAGTTTGCTAAAACAAGGGATGCGGAGTTTATAGGCATCAAAGGAAAACAGGGGGATGACTTCGTTATGTTTGAAGCGGACGGAGCAATTATGAAGGCTTCAGTTTGTGATGAAATTAAGCATAGTTTTAGTGTGCTATTAGCAAAGGATGTTGTTATGTCGGCAGAAAAAGCAGGCATGATGAATTTGTTTTTTGGCAAAGATGCTTCGCAGACTATTCAGGCACACGACGAGTCCGGCACGATATATATCTTTGTTCCCGGACGAGTTGACAAAGGTGTTTATATAGGCGAGTATGTTGGCGATACGATTGTCGTTCCGCAGGTTGATTTTAATTTCGACTTGTTACAGTGGCTCGCACCTATCACTGATAATACATCAGAGAAAAAGCCTAAGCCTATCCAGGTAAAGGAAAGCGACAAACCGAAGGCACAGCCAACGGAAAATAAAAAGAACGCTCGAAAACGAATAATGGATGATAGTCGAAAGTTTACCTTTGCGGCTGTCGGCGTGAAGTCAGGCGACAAGATCACGTTTGTGGATGGCACGGAGGTTGTGGCAGCCGAGGACAACAAGGTGGCGTACCTGGGCAAGGAATATACCTTATCCGGATTCTGTAAACAGTTCATGCCGGAGGAAAAGCACAATAAGTCAAATAGTTATCGTGGCTGTGTGTTCTTTTATAAAGATGGTGTGAAATTAGAAAAAATATTCAAAGATACATTGAAGGACAAAGAATGTGAGGCCGAGCAGGTGGCAACCGTCGAGATTGAAACAAAAGATATTGTCGATGTGGCAGCCGTTAAGACAGAGCCGGATGTTGTGGAATTTCCGCAGGTAGTGGAGCATTGTTCTAATGTGTCGGCAGATGTTAGTAATACGCCCAGGCTTGTTTCCGTAGTTTGTGCGGCACGTTCTGTTACTGACTGGCTAATTGCACGTCTCGGATATGTGACACCGAGAGAACGCAAAAGAATGGGGTATCTGTCTCTATGCCAATCCCGGTTGCGTGGACTGGAGCGGAATACTGGCTCCGTGGGGATGAAGACTGTCGATAGTGTCCCGGCTTCGGATGCGCAGGTAGTGCATACTATGGCGTTGCCGCCACCATGGGCAGTATGACGTGAAGAAAAACATGGTAACGATATGAATATGTCTCCGGCCGGGTATCTATATTATAGGCGATTGGAAATATCATTACCATTTCCGTGAAAAAGAAAAAGAAGTGAGCATTGTTTAATCCAATCTTAAATCATTATGACTAAAAATCTATTGTTTGCAGCCCTGCTGGTGGCTGCTGGAGTGAGTGTTACATCGTGTGGTAACGACCGTGAGTTGACCGACCTCTACATCATGGACTATGATAAGGCGACGCGCAGCGCGCCCCCTACCCTGCTGGATGCTGCATCGGCACCATGGAACGTGGCGGCCCACGTGCTCACGCCCATTGGCGCCTCGCAGCCAGTGATGCTGGCCGCCGACAAGACCTCGGACACCTTCGGCGCACAGAAGGATGTTTCGGTGGGCGTTGGACAGTCGCAGACGATGATTATCCAGTCGTTGTTTTTGACGGCAAGGATGATGACGGCACGTTGTCGGAGGTGTTGATAGCCACCAACGACACGGCACGCTTCTACCTCTCACCCATTGAGATTAAGGACGTGATGTTGTTCGACTATCCTACCCCATCGGTCTTGATTAAGGACTCACGTTATATAGGTTGCCTCGCAAATTAGAAGTTTCTGACGTATTGAAAAACGCCGACCTGCCCACTGGCTATTGGCAGAGCCGACAGCGCATACTGTGTCACGACGACGAAAAGGGAGGCTATTACATCTATGTGCCCCACGGCAATATCACTCAGGCTGGTTACAAGACTGCCTATTGCATCCTGCCTATCCGCTCAGAGCGGCTGCCACGGCAGGATGGTCATGTAGATATTATGGTGGATGATGAATGGAAATAGAAATATATTTATATACTTTCGTACTTTGGTATCTTCATACTTTCGTATATATATAGATACGTTTATACGTTCATACGTTTGTATCTTCTTTCTTATTTACCTATTTATAAATCTACTTATGTATCTATTTATGTTTTTATCTACGTTCTTACTTTCTTATCTACCTAAGTAGTTTCTTATTTGCGTTCTTAGATTAATAGGTTTGTAGGTAGATAAGAACGTATGTTGATAGGTAAATTTTTAGGTAGATATGAAAATAATGACGCTAAAATTTGGATATATGGATTATAAATTTTAATTTTGTAACCGAATGAAAAAGTATTGATATACCAACGTATTTTTGTACTTATGTGCTTTGATACGTTCATACATATTTACTTTCGTAGATTTGTATGTTGGTACGTTGATATGTAGTTATAAACCATTTTAATATTTATAGATTATGGCAGAAAGATTAAAAGAAGTGCTCGCCATTGTGAACGACAAAGGTGGAGTAGGTAAGAGCACAACAGCTCACAACTTGGCTTGCGGACTGATTAAGCTGAAACCTGAATATCGTGTACTAATTATCGACCTGGATGCGCAGGTGGCTAACGTGTCGTTGCTGTGCGGATGGCGTGACCGTACCGACAAGCATGGTACCATGTATGAGGCGTTGATAAACAAGTCGGCATTGCCCGTGTATCAGGTAAAGGTAGACGAGCAGGACTATAACGGCAATTTGTATCTTGCTCCATCTTCAGAGGATATGCTGAATGTGGATCCGTTCTTGCTTCGTGAGTTGAACCCGCTGAAAGTATTGTGCAAGTTGTTTGCCATGCCCGTTACCTTGGCACCAGAGCAGGGTGGTGAGCAGAGCGTGATAGAGGCTTTCGACTATGTTATCATCGACTGTCCTCCGGCCATGAACCTCGTAACGAAAAATGCCATGTCGGTGGCAACTGGCATCATCATCCCCATGCAGCTCGAAGCCCTGCCTACATTCGGCTCGTCAAGCGTGATACGTTGGGCTGAGGAAGTGAAGGCAGAGATAAATCCTAATCTTGATTTGCGCGGTCTTCTGAAAGTGATGGTAGACAAGCGCACGAAGGCGAGTGCAGGCTTCTCGCAGCACATTGATGATGAGTACCGTGATTATGTGTTCAAGACCGAGATACCGCGACGAACAAAGATTGTGGAAGCCCAGGCGATGATGCAGGATATTTTCACCTATGCGCCTGAAAGCGATGCTGCAAAGAGTTACGAGGCGTTTGCGCAAGAGATTATTGATACCTATGAGGAGTGATTTGCTCCTTATAGGCATGTAGAATTATTCACCGATTGTATGGATTTATAGATTTGTGAGTTATGGCAAAAGCAAAGAAGTTTAATTTCGGTGCAACGAAGGTTGCCCGGATGTCGGAAGATATAAGAGATAATAATGTTGTGACTGTTGAGCAGTCCCAGCCAGCCATTACTTCTACAGAGCAGACTGCGGTGGAGGCGGACGCTCCAGCCAATCAGCATGTGCCTGCGCCTGTCTTGACAGAAAATGTCAATGACGAGCAGCCGAAGCCGACGGTAAGGAGAAAATCATCGACAAGTCTGCAAGCGTCGAAAGCAAAGAAAAGTAAAAACGGCATCGTGATTGACGTGCCCATTGATGAATATCTGGAATTGATGCGCCTGAAGGTGATGACCGGCAAGACGCTCAAGGAATTGGCGTTGCAAGCGGTGCATGAGTTCGTGGAGAGAAATAAGTGAGGTGAAATGACTATTAATGTTTTTTACCTTTATAAATTTTCCTTATGGAAATATTAGCAAAGGTAAAACGACTACTAAAGTTTTTTACCTTGGTAAAACAGGTACTAAAGTTTTTTACCTCAAATAGTGCAGAGAGAGTAAACAGGTACTAATGTTTTTTACCTATACTTTATAATATAAATAAGAAAACTATTTCATTATATTATATTAGGATGAATGATTTATCTAAAAAACTGTTGATTATGAATGATTTAGATTTTATCGCGGTAAAAAACATTAGTACCTAAACGTCCTAAAAGGCATACTCGACGTAAAAAATATTAGTACCAAACGGTTTAAATGTGATATTTATGGAAAAGAAAACATTGCCGCAACAATATATAAATACCCCTTTTGCCTATACAAGACTATCGAAGAACCTGTCGTTGCTTCAGCAGTCGATGCTCAACAAAGTGAGTGAGCATCTGCAATGCTATGTGCAGAAGTATTTTGGTAGCGATCTTTGCAAGTCGCGGGATATTCCTCGGCCATTGTTCTCTGACGCGGAGAAACATAATGGTATGCCGATATTCACGGTGTCGTATGCAGAACTCGGTGTAAGTATTAACAATTATAGCAGTGCGAATGCCGCCGTAAAAGAAGTGCTTGCACTTACTCTTGATGCTCCAGGCGTAGACAAGGACGGTAATCCGGCTATTGTGAAATACAACATATTCACGCAAGCGAATATGTCTTCAGACGAAAGCAACGGTGTTACGTTCAGTTTGAATACCGCTGTTGTAGATTATGTGTTCGACATGAGCCAGGGATATGTAAGACATCCCGCGAATATAGCCAGAATAGGACAGGTAGAACGTATGCCTATGATGTATTATCTGTTGTTTAAGTATTCGGAACGATGGAAAATGCGCGAGGTGCATCTTACAGTGTTGGATATAAAAGACTATCTCGGTATGCGTTCTAAGGTTAAGGAACAAGATGATGATGGCGAAAAGAAAAGAGCTGGGCGTCCAATGAAGACTGGGGATGTAATCAAAGAGGCCTATCCTAAGTTCTCTCAATTCCGAAAGATGGTACTTGATACAAGTATCAATGATATTAATCGACTAAAAAAGGAAGGTCTGCTTGATGTATGTGTGTCGTATGAACCAGTTTACAATGGTAAGCGGAAGGTTGGTAATCCCGCATTTATCAAGTTCTGTATATACGATTCTATCGAGGAAATGCAGAGAGCAAATATGCCACAGCAACAAAGCATGATTTTTAGCGACGACAAGACAGGCGCGAAAGAATGGAAGGCGTTGGTTAATGATTACCAAGGTGTCTTGCGTGAATATCTGAAAGGTTTTTATGTCGATTCCTACGACGGCGTTACGCTTGTGTTGAATGGCAAGCGAGAGCAGATAGAGGCGTTTGAAAGCAAGTTAAATAGCAATGAGATAATTTCATTAAATGCTTGCCTTGAAAAGGCTTTTGGGAAAAAGGTTAAATGGAAATATCGAGTCGTGAAAGAATAACATCAAGCACCGCTTTACCTCGGTTGGGGTAGGGCGGTGCTTTTTCCATGTCCTTATGGTTTGTTTGATATTACGTATCTTTGCATCAGAAATTCATGATTAGTAGGTTTGACAGCATAGCCAACAGCCGTAGGGGGAATTACATGACGCATTGGGCGAAGAACGACAGCGTGAGCAAGGTGAAGGAACATGACGGCGTTGTCGGTGGCCAGTCGTTTCGCGAGAGTATAGAGAATATCATGCTGTTTCTGTTGTTCCTGTGCGGAATGTTCACGATATGGTATTTCATATATTACAGAAACACGAAAAATAAACATTCGGGATTTATGGGCAAGAAGAAAAGAAAGGACTTTGTGGATATGGACGGCGACCAGCCGGAGGTAACGCTCGACGATTTCGTTATACCGTCGAAGATAGAGGCGTTTTGCAATAAGTACAAGCCGCAGGACCATTGGGCGGAAGACTGCGACACTTTCACCGACTCGCAGCTAAGAGCTTACTTCAAGGCTGTGGTATGTCCGCTGGGTGATCCGCTGTCGATATACCTTCGGGAGTTGGCATGCAAAGGATTCAAGATGCGCGATGATGAGTGCGGAGAGCCTGTGATTTACGCTAAACTAAAATAAAAATATAGAGAATATGAAAAAGCCACACCATTATTACAAGTTTGCTGCAATGTCCACCGTTGGTGGGCTGTTGCAGGGGTTTATGAACCGATGCAAGGATGCGGAGGAAACAGCTCGTCAGTGGGCAGAAAAACAAGGCGCAAGCCAATATTACGAGTCGGTCGACGGAATGGCCGGCGGTGTGAGTGCCGTGGAGTTTGCCGACACTACGGCCAAGGACGGCTGGGACAAGGTTGTAACGTCAGACGGCAGAGTGTTCTATCTGCCGATGGAAGACACCGACCTCGAAAAGGAGATGTACGGACTGCCAGTGGTAAGCGAGGCGGAGCTTATCACCATACTCAACCTCATTCCGCAGAAGACGGCAAAAGGTCTGCCTCTGCCGTTCACCTTTGGAGATACCACGCCTGTAGTGTTCCTGCATCATGGCTATTGGTACGTTGATGTGCCGTATGTGAGTGCCGATATATCGGCGCAGCATATCGAAGAGAAGGTGTTTAACCGCAGGAAAATGGCGGCGACAAATGAAAGGTCATGATTTGGTTAAGTTAATTATAGTTTAGTTTCAATGTAAGTTGTAGTTGTCGGTTGGGTTTTCAAGACTTTTCCAACTGTATAGGCAGTTACCAGTCCGCGAGGGATAGGTAACTGCCTTTTTTTGTGTGATTATTTGCCCGACTTTGGCTCTGCAGCCATGTCGATGGTGTAGTCTTGTGGCGTGTTGTATCTCGTTGACTTCTTCATCGAAAGAAGTTGGTGGGTAAGCTCGGCTATCTGCTTTTGTTGCTCAGCGATGATGTCGAGCAGGTTGTCGCGTTGCAGGCTGTGCTTTGTTTCCAGTTCTATCAACGCCTCCATGTCCGTGGTTGTGGTGGTTGACATGTGGGTGTTGTTGGCTCTCTCAGGCTCTGGCGTTTCCTCTTGCTGTGCGGGAGCCACAAGGCCAGGAACCGTGCACGGGATGGTTTGAACGTCCAATGGGTCATACAGTCCTCGGCTCCCTTGCTGTCGTTCTTTCACATAGCCACCATCCGGCTCGAATTGATCGTTTGTGTCCGGCTTGATATATGGAGCCGGATTTTCGTTGTCGGCATCCATGTCGTAGAAGAATGCTGAGATGGGCACTTGAAACGTGTTGCAGAACCGCATGATGCTCGTCACGGGCATGGGGCTCTTGCCCTTTTCCCACAGGCGCAGACTGTTGTTAGAAGTTGTGCCGATAGCTTGTAGAATGGTGTCGATAGAGATTTTTCTATTCACCTGCATCCACTTTCCTAAAAAGGAGTAATTGTATTGTATGCGCATAGTCTAAATTATTTATGAATAACTGAATTATGTTAAAGTCTGTAAAATATCGAAATAAAACGTAAGTAAGTTATGATTATGTGTATTTTAATTATTAAATTTGCAACAAATATAACTAAATTACGAAAGATGACAAAGGAAAACATAGAAAAAATCTCTGTCCCCAGCTCCTTTTGGGCTGGCGAGGATATTTCTGTGGAGGAAAAGAAACTTTTGGCAGATTATCTGTCAAAAAAAAGCTTCACTTCTTCCACATTTTACCTTCGCTTTTTCCAAAAGGGATTTTCAGCCTGGGAAATTTCTGGTATCAAGAATTGTAAAAAGCAATTTTTAGATATGCCGGAAGTATCTCAATTATTATTGGCGTATCAAGACACCAAAGATGATAATGGAGATAGGGGTTATCTATATACGCTTGCCCATAGTGATGCGCCAGGTGTGTTCTACGACTGCCTAAAGAAGGTGAACGGAGGCTTGTGCAACAAGTTCTTTTCGTTTATGGGCGAGAGGGGCATGAGCATGGCTACCGTTGTCAAGCGTTTCACTTCCGACAACTGGAAGGCATGGGAGGCAGACGGCATCCGCGAAGTACTTTGTCAGTATATGAACGAAAAATCCAAGTGTAATGATTGATATTACTTTTGATTTTGAGACTTGCGCCCTTTGCCCCACGGCTGCCGTGATGAGCATTGGAGCAGTGGCGTGGAACCGTAATGCCGATGGCGATCCTTTCGGTCAATGGCAGGAAGGCAAGGAGCCGATGTACAAGACTTTTGCCATGCACGTTGACTTGCGCAGCTCATTTCTCGACGGCTTTACTTTCGACAAGGCCACCTCGGATTGGTGGGCAAAGCAGAATGACGAGGCGAAGCGAGCCGTGCTTGAAAGCGATAATGAGAGTAGTCCGTGCTCGCCTGTGCAATATGTTGTGAGCAACTTCTTCGATTGGATAATTGACGTTCAGCATGACACGGATTTCGACGATGTGAACCTGTGGAGCCAAGGCACCGATTTTGACGTTGCCATACTCCGCAACATCTGTGATAAGTACAACATGGAGATACCTGTCAACTACAGGAATTTCCGTGACCATCGTACCTTCTTCATGGAGGGTGCAAGATTGCTTTGCGACAAATCGGGAGCGGAGTTTGACCCAGAACGTGCATACTTGCTTGTTGACCAATACGAGGGAGCTGGCGAGGCGCATGACCCGATATTCGACTGCAAAAAAAGTATCTACTCCACATGGCAGATGATGAAACATCTGCGGTGTTTTGGAAACAATAATGAATAAAAGATTATGCAATATCGTGATTTGTTGGCTTACCCCTACATCCTTAACCGGCAGGACATCAAAAGGGACGGGCGCACTTCTACTCATAGTTACTTGCATCGTGTAGCCTACACCGAGGCTTTGCGTGGCGACAACTACGACGAGCCGTATCTGCTTTTCCATGCTCCGTTTGCTTTGGTAAAAGATGCTTGCCAGTTTATCTTTACTGCGATGAACGGCAAGATAGGCAACATGATTATCAGCAACGAGCACTCCTGCCGACGGCGCAACGGAAAGATATACTGGCGCGTGGCGGTGCAAATCATCGGACTTGACGAGTTGTTTATATCGCTCAAGGAGTTAACGCTGTTACTGATAAGCCGGATGAAGAGGATAGCCAACTGCACCGTGAGGCATTATCGAACAGAAGCATTCCTCAATCTATAAAGACATAATGACCAGTGGCGATGGTGACAACCGCAAGGCTCACACATGGAATAAGCGCGAGGTTCGCAACCACATAAATGATGAAATCCATAAAAAGCTTGAGAACTTTTTAGCGATCTAAGCGTGAAAGGCGTTGGACATCGACACTTGGTCATTACATAGGCTGGTGAGGGTATCGGCAACGACCCTTCTAAGCGAATAATAGTCCCTTCAGGTAGAAAAATCCTCGAAAGATGAAAAATCGTGAAGTTTGGCGCACCAGCCTTTCCTTTTAACAAAATAATAAAACAATATAATGCTCTTTCATCCTATCATAAACCGACTTGCTAACATCGACCTGGCTTACCTTGTTAAGCCAGCCAATGAGCAGCGCATCGAAGGTCAGACAGCCTGTTTCTGCCCCTTCTGTGAAAAGAGGGGCGCAATGGCTGATGACGCATCGGCTGTGGACGGCAAGAAGAGCGCACAGACACCCCACTTCATCATCTACAACAATGAGCGTGGCGGTCTGTACAATGGGGTAGGAGTGGATGATAACCGACAGGCGGAGCATGGTGCCGTGCGCTGGATGTGTACCAAGACAGGCAAGCATGGCTACGGCGCGATAGAGCTGTATGCAGCTATACACAACTTGCCTATGCACGGGCAGAGCCTTTTGCGTATCTGCAAGGCGTTGGTGGTGAAGGTGTATGGAGACAACGAAAAGACACGCGAGGTATTCCCGATGTTGTTCGGCAAGATGGATTACCGCACCATTGCACTACAGACGATAGAAACATTCTCTTTCCAACCTAAGACGGATTTTAATCCGCAGGAGTTAGCTGCACTCGGCTGTGAGGTAACGCTTCAAAAGGGTTTGCCAGTGTTCGGCTTTGGCAAGGATTTTTCCCCGGCTATGCTGAACAACGATTTCCGCATATATTCGGTTGAGAGAGTTACGTTGCCAAATGTGATACGCGACGGCAAGCAGGTGAGCGAGATAATCTACGGCACACCGTGGAATCCTCTCTTCGTGTGCTTTGCCACCGACCAAAAGGGGCCGCAAGGCTCATGCGGATGTTTCTTCCGTCCGGCTATGCAGTCAGACCCGATAGTATTCTCCACTGCCGAGGAGCACAGCGTGCGCAAGGTGAGCAAGTGGCTGATGGGTGATCCTGTATTCAACTATGCCGTGGAGCACCGCGATAGTTCAACTACCGCCGTTCATGCTGCCATAGAGAAATTCGACCCAGAGGAACAATACACCAAGGAAAAGGATATTTGGGTAGAGAATGAGACCAAGTCGGGTGAAGGCAAAGGCACTTACCACCTGAAACAAGAACCGATAAAGACCTCCGACATCAAGGCTCGGCAGGTTGTATTTTGCCGAACACCCGAAGATGCACTAAGCGTGTATTATGCCATGCGTTCCCTGCGCTTGGAAAGACCCAACGACCAGCACTTTCAGAAATATTGTTGGTATCATGTGGCATTCTCTATTGGGCGCAGAAATTTCTGGTATATCGAACGCGGAAAATGGGAATTGGAAAAGATAGATTTTAAAGCTGTTCAATATCAGAAAATGACCCGCTTTGCCGAGCGTATCGTGTTGCTATATCCTAACGATATAGCCTCACAACGCACCTGTGGACTGATAGCCACCAAGTATAGCGATATGTGTTATGCCATGCTGCCCGACGCTTTCCATTCTCATTACAACCAACGCTGGACCTGGATATACGGGTGTTCACCAAGAAGTGTGCGCGACTACATGATTACTTTCCGTATGACCGATGAGGAGAATTTCCGTTTTGACCATGACATCCGCCTACCGCTTTATTCTCGTCTGCGCTCGGCACAAAATACCGACCCGTTTGAGATAGAATATCCGCGTGATCCTCGCAGTGGAAAACCGAAACCGCCAACGTGTAAGGTATCGCCCACAAAGGTATGGCTTTATATGAGTTGCTTGGGATATTACCGACTGTTGGAGCCTTACGGCACAGACTTGATGGGACAGTATTTTCATCTTGACCGCTGCTTTGTGGAGTACATCAAACGCACCGATGTGATACAGGCAGTGAAGACAAAGCTCTTTGATTTTATAGAAAACTGCTGGCGACACAGCGATAACGAGCGTAAGCTCATGTCGGATTGTGCTAACCTCGTGGATAAGACCTTCACCAAGGACAGCGCAGGAGGTTTGCAATCGATGGTAGTGGACTTCACTGAGGGCTTCGACGCAAACAATGAATACTTCTTCTTCAACAATGTGGCTTTGCGGATTACGCCTACGAGTATAACTACGGTTGATTACAATAAGATAACATTCTTTGTCCCCGTTCTTGCCCGCAAGCCATACGATTTTCACATGCCTACCGATAAGCCGTTTTCCATTATGGAGAATGAGGAATATCAGAAACGAATAGCGGACATCAATGCAAAGGAGAATATGTGTAACGAGGATGGTTCGCCCGTGTTCGACATGACTGAAATCCAGCAGATGAAAGCCGACCTGCAAGAATGGTCGCAGACATACCGATGGAAGGTAGACTGGCTTGGCAAGAAAGAACGCAAGTTGTGGCCTATCGTGCGCTTCATCCGTGGCTGTTCTAATGTGTTGTGGCAAGCCGAGATGGATGCTAATCGTGCAAGAAAGGAATTGTCCGAGGATGATAAGTTTGTCATAAACGCCCATTTTGCCAATATGCTGTCGTGCATAGGTCGTTTGTGTTATCGTTCATGGAATGGTATGCAGCCTATCTGCCCTTACCTCCTTGAGGATGATATTCCTGACGAGAAACAAGCTACTGGAGGGTCCGGCAAGTCGATGATTGTAAAAATGGTGGTCGGGTCTGCCGTGAATGTCTACGACATAGACATGAAGGATGCCGAGAAGGTAGCTGACCTCAAATTCTCCTTGGCCTTTCTTGATGAAGAACCTGGCAAATATCGGGTTATTCATTATGAGGATAAGTCGAAGGGATTTTCAATGAAGTACTTTTATAATAAAGTAACATCAGGAGTCACATCGGAGCGCAAGGGTGTGGATGCAACAAGACTGTCGCTTGAGGAGTCGCCTAAGTTGGTTATCACTTCCAACTATCCATTGTCGGATGATGATGACTCAACCATCGGCCGTTTTCCTTTAGTGTCGTTCTCCGATCGCTTCTGTCGCGCCAACGCACAAAAGCGAAAGTTGGAGCGGTCGCCCAAGGATGTGATGAAGGATATTGACAGCATACCCGAAAACCTTACCGACACCGATCGTAACCAGACGATATATGTTTGCGCCCTGGCGGTGCAGTTTATGATGCGCTATCATACGTTTGCGCTGGCACCCCAAAAGAATGTGCGTCGCCGTCAGATGGTACAGAAACTCACTGAAGCTATCGTGCGTTACTTTGAGTGGTTCTTCTCTCGTGATGAAGTGTATGCCGCTCCGATATGCACCGATGATATGTTCAACGAGTTCATGCGCGACTGGGCTGATGCCTCTGAGGGCAAGAGCAAGGAGTACAGCCGTGCTACCTTCAAGAAGAAGATATACGACTACTGCGAAAATATGGGAATTGCCTGCAATCCGCCGCACCTGTTTCAGAACGACCGCGACAAGCAGCGCAAGTGCTTTAAACTCCAGGCATGGGTTACGCAGGAATACTTTGTGGGCCGTGAATGGGAGAACGACAACACCATTGAGCCGAAATATATACGCTATATGCAGACCTCCTGCCATGTGTTCTTCTTCTTCCGTCCCGGCAAGGACGAGATACCGAAGGACTATAAGGAGCTGAAGAGACTTGCACGTGAGTATGCCGAGCGTCCCGACCCATTGCCATACCGTGATGATGACGGAAACATCGTAACGCTTACCGACGAGGAGAAGGAACGGTGGGAGAATAACAAGACGCGCAAGCAGGGTAGGCGAATGGTAGCACTTGGGGCAACCACGGCGACTACGGCTGTGCCGGATATAAAAGAAGAGAACATGCCGTTCTAAAGTAAATTCAGAATGTTACAACATTTTTAAATCATATAGATTATGGAAAAGATAATAATGCGTAAGGATTACACTACAAGAGTAGTGCCAGTAGAAGAATCTATTGGTCATTATTTGGCAAAAAGAGCAGTCCGTACATGGGCTGAAGACTTCATTGACGAGGACACAAAGGAAACGGTAACAATTGACCGTTGTGAGTTATTGCTGGAGCGAGGAAAACTCATCACCTACGAGTTGGCTAACGGACTGAAAGAGGATGGCGTTAATGAGGTTGAAATCTCCGACTGTCCTTTCCGTGCGAAAGAGCAAACAGACTTTAATTCTCTCGCTCACGTGAAAGTGACTGTTCGTAGTAGCAATAACGAGAATGCTGTGCTTATTGTACGTAGCGACTCTCTGCGTGGAGCACAAGATTGCGCTATTGACTATGCGGAGGGAGCTGTAAATAAAATCTTCAGTACTCCCGAAGCCAGTTATGTGTATATCACCAAGTCAGAGATAATTGGAAAATTCCATTTTGTCGGTCGTACCAATGCCGACATTGAGGAGGAAGAAGAACAGCTGGAAAAAGACCCTGATGCGCTCGTAAAAGAGCCGTTCAAGGTAAAGGCCAACTTTATAGATACAGATGTCTACGACCCAGAAGACCGTTCTCAGTATGGAGTACATAAGAACGAGTTGTTCGTTGTATGGGCTTACGACGTAGTGACAGCAAAGAATATCGTATTCGATTATCTCAAGCATAAGTTCCATACCGTATATAACGACTGCGAGACTTTGCGTATTGTGGGAGTTACGCAGTTCTATGCACATACCTATGTCCCTGCTGAGTACTGCAATGAGTATATCAAGCAGGATAATTTGAAGTTGGCGGTGGAGGAGTAAGCGTATGCGAACATTCACCCCCCCTAAGTGCGAAAACTGCATTTCTTACGACCACATAAAATGTAGTTGCAGGGAGCAGAGTTCCCCGCTGTTCGGCGGCAACATCAGTCCGCTGCACCTCGCTTGCAGCAGCTTTATCGGGCTTTCAAAGGTGTATGCGCCGAAGAACCGTGTGAAGAAATGGTACAAGGTGCGCACGATGGACGATATGAGCGATAGCAGGGCGAGATTGTATTAAACGGTAAACATAAATAACAAACAAAAACAATAAACAATAAACAAAATGGCAAGTTACAACGGCAACATCGACCTACTATCTCTAAACGGTGCGCAGGTGTTCAAGGGTATTGATAAGAACAATCCTGATCGAGTGTACGTCTGCATTCCGGCAGACTTGAACGAAATAAAAGTGGTGCAACATCCGCAGAAACCCGACCGCACATTGGCTAAGATGCGTGTGAACATCTGGCCTCTGAACGAGAACTACAAAAACACAGTGCGTCGTTCGGCAATGGAGCGTGGTGACACATACGTTACTGTTCCAACACACGAAATGCAGATGTCCTTCTCTGTAGATTTCGTCAAGGTAGTGGTAAAGAATTACCCTAAGCTCGTTGAGCAGGTGAAGGAGGCAAACAAGGATCGTGACCCCGACATCGTAAACCAAGACCCTACCGACGAGAATACCCACCTCTTTAAGGCTATCCGTCTGCGTCTGAACAAGCGTCTGGCTATGCTCTATCAACCGCAGCCCACACAGCAGCCTTCACCTTACGCTACACCGAATGTAGGCGTGGCAGGCGCAGCCACTGGCTATGTGGCACCGGCAGAAGCAAGCGGCGTAGACCTCGGCGGTTATAATCCGGCTGAAGACGAGGATTTGCCGTTCTAAGAGTTTTGATTTTTGATTTTTGAGTTTTGAATTGTCGCCTTTGGCGATTAGGAATTGTTCAATGTTGATTTGAGAATTGTTAATTCAAGACTCAAAAACTCCAAATTGCCAATGGCAATAATTCAAAACTCAAAAATGAATAACTCAAAATCGGTGAAGCCGATAATTCAAAACTTAAAATTCAAAACTCATGAAGTTACAAGCTCAATCATCCCGCGCCCTCCACTCTGCCCTCAACAAGTCGGCCAAGTGTATCGCCTCGAAGAATACGATGGCTATACTCGACAATGTATTGTTGTCGCAAAATGCGGAAGGCAAGCTCTTTTTCACTTCCGCTACTACCGACTCGCAGCTCACCATTCCTGCGCCTCTCAGTGTAGTGGAGGGCAAGTTTGACAAGCCGATAGCCCTGCCTGTGCAGACCATTTCAAAGTTCCTATCCACACTTCCCGACTGCACCATTACCTTCGACTTCATCGACGACAAGAATGTGTCCTTGGAGTATTGCACCACGATAGGCGATAAGACCAAGAGCGGCAAGGTATCGATGGTGTATTTCAAAGGTGAGGATTTCCCGAAGATGGCAAAGCCTACGGTGGATACCCTGCACATATCCCTGCCCGGCTCACTGTTCATCAACGCCATTGAACAGGCACGCAATTTCTGCGCCACCGACGAGCTGCGCCCAGTGATGAGCGCAATATGCATCGATGTGGTGGAAGACCTATCCGAGGTTATCTTTGTGGCCACTACCGGCCATATCCTCTACAAGCAGGTAGTCTCCAACGACCCGGCAAGAGGTGGTTGCGATTTCTACCGTGGCGGCACATGGGGCAAGGTGCTCCTTCACGTGTCGTATTTCCGTACCGTTGCTGTGCTTGCCGGACTGGAGCAGATTGATGTTGAGAGCGACGGCCACATTATCCGCATATCGTCGGGCGACACCGAGTTTATGTGCAAGGCATTGGAAGGCCGTTATCCCAACTACAACTCAGTTATCCCCCGCAACAACCCATACGCAATATGCTTCGACAAGAAAGAAATGCTTTCGGTCATCAAGCGCGTGTCGATGTTCAGTAGTGAGAGCAGTAACCTTGTCGAACTGAAGAAAGACGGAATGTTCCTGCGCGTGTCTGCCCAGGACATTGACTTCGGACTGAGTGCCGACGACCAGGTAATCATTACCGATGCTAATCTGCCCGAGAATTTCCGTATCGGTTTCAAGGCTTCGGCTATGATAAACTCCATCAACGCCATTGAGGGCGACAACATTCGCATGACGCTTGCCGATCCGTCTCGCGCCGGAGTGATAACCGCTGACGAGCCTTCGCCAAGCATTTTGACATTGCTCGCACCGATGTCGTTTGACGATTAATCTAAATAGAAAGGAAACAATACATGGATGACACTCTGCTTTTTATTCCGCCTTGTTGTGTAGACAAAAAACTGCCCAAGGCCATCTTGCAGGCACCATCAAGGGTGTTGAATTTCTATACTCACGGCGACGTGACGATGGAGAAGTTCTATCGTGCCGTGAGTTTCCTTGTCGTCGACCCTCATGTCATGGTTCTCGCCATGCCTAACTTGAAAGTCGGCACGATGGCATTTCTCTGCCAGTGCTTTGAGCGTGGCTGGATTTCCCACCTCGTGCTTTCTTCTTGTGTGGATTGCGGGGCTTTGCTTGAACGGTATCTTCCCAATTATCTCAATCGTGTTCTGTTTGTCCAATCAGAGGATGTCTCGGATGTTAATTCTCACATGGTGCTCTACAACGACAGCAAGGCGTTGATGATAAGTGGTCCAATGCTTGATCGCCCATGTGGAGAATTGACCAGTTATGTGATGACGTTCTACCCTCATTACGTGTCCTTTACCGATGAGAACGACTGGGGGCACCCTTTGCGCAACATACTATTCCCTGATGTGCTCAGGCATCGTCAACAGGCATTAAAGAAAAAAAATAAACTGCATTCGGCAACCCTTGATCATTTCCTTCACATGGAGTTTCCACCTTACGCTGGAGTGGGAGACGAGGAGAAAAACAAGGACTATTACAATTTCTCGAATCTAAGCATTAGGTAATGGAAGACAGGAGATACAGGCAGAGCTATACGAGTTTGCGCGCCTTTTGCGAGAAGTGGCAGTGGATAGACCCTCGCACTGGCCAGCAGGTAACTGGTTATGTGCATCCGCAGACGGCACGCAAGGTGGAGCGGGCACCGTTCTACATCAAGTTTCTCACCAAGACCGGGCATATCGACGAGGGCCGTTGCGTCTGCCTCTCGGTGGACACGGACAGACATCAACGAAAGGTGCAGTTTGTGGCGAGCGGTGAGATTCGGGTAGTGAACGACATACTGGTGCTGGAGGTGGATGGCACAAGGTTTATAACACACTAAAAAACAGAGAACTATGTGGAAGATTTTTAAGAGAAAAAAGAATAAGCAGTTGAAGGAACTGAACCAGTTGGCTACGGCTTTCGCTATCATCAACGAGTTTAACCGCCGCGGCTTGGTCCACTGGCAGACGAAAGACAAGATACTGCTGATAGAGGAGTCGCTTGCTGTGGTGCAGTTGGCTCAGGGTGAGGAAGGCTTCCGCAATTTCCTCGACCATGCCGCACAGTGGCAGAACTACCAGCTCATCCGCGACGCCTATGAAGCCAAGCGCATTGACCTTGAGACGAAAGCCGTGCGTGAGGCACAAAAGCAAGTGGGTAACCTTACCAAGACTGACATCCTGCGCATCCGTCAGAACGCACGCGCAAAGATGGAGGTGATACCGCCCGAAAAGTTGGACATGATACGCGAGTTTGATATTATGGTGATACGTGCCAACGCCATATCCCCACAGACCGCCAAGGAGGAGAACGGCCAGTTGCTTGCCCTTGGTCATTACGATGGCGGCAAAGTGGAGATGGCGATGTACGATGACATCAAGCATAACTTACACAATGAGGAGGAGTAAAGCCGATGAATATATTTTTCAGCATACTTGCCGCAGCATCAAAAACAACAACCTGAGATAATGAACATCAAGATAATCAAAGAGGGTGCCGATCTCTATCACCTCTACATCAAGGACAAAGACATTTGGCTTTCGCGGATGGGCATGATAGAACTGAGGCGCAACATAAATGAGGAACGATTATGAAACGATTGAAGAACTGGTTTATTCATAAACTTGGAGGGCTTACGGTTTCCGAGGGAATGAAGCGTGAGCATCTTGCTTATGAGCAAGGGTCTTATACTGCATATATTTGTATGAGATGTACTGCCGAAAGAATGTATGGATTGTCGGCTGAAGAATGGTGCAAAAATATGTACGAGATGCTCGATTCTTCTATAAAGAATATTGAATACAGACAGGGGCTTAATTCCGAAAACAAGTAATTTATGAACGCTAAAGAGAAACGCCAGGAGGAGTAAGAACTTCAAAAGGCTGTATCGGTGCTCCGAGCCGCCCTCCGTGTCTTGATAAACTCCGACCTCCCCCTGCCGCAGATAGCCGAGGCGTTCCCTGAATACGCTTACGAGCAAGTCTACGGCACCGTCCTTGTAGACAAGGAACTCACCCCCCCCCTACCGCAAGCACGGACAGAAGAAAGTCAAGAAGAAAAAAATAAATACATCAATTATGAACATAGCGGAAATACTTAAAGACAAGCCCAAAGGCACAAAGCTGTACTCCATCCCATGGGGTAAATGCACCCTGGAAGAAGTTGATACATCCTTGCCATTGCTCCCGATAACTGTGCGCAATTGTCTTGGTGGCCTGCAAAAAAGATATACGAAGAAAGGCACTTATCTCCCAAGTCTGGACGAGTGCCTCTTGTTCCCCTCCAAGGAGATGCGCGACTGGTATAAGTTCGTATGGAAGAAAGGCGCGATACTCGTAAGCAACGACGGGGAAACCGTGGTCATGTTCTTCGACTGGGCAAACGGTGCCTACACGGAGTTTTTCGGAGCGAAGTTCTCCGTCAAGAAAGAAGAAGGCAAGTCCACTTTTAACACCTGCGATTTCGAGTCTTGTTGCCAGAGCTACAACATAGTCCCCTGCATCAACCCCACGACAAGAGAGTTCTCCGTAGCGACAGTTAGAATCACGGTAGGTAACTCTGAGCCCAACGAGCCTAATATGCCCATTGAGCCTAAGTATAGCTTCAAGCCATTCGACAAGGTGCTTATCAGGGATCATGATGACGAAAAGTGGAGTTGTGATTTATTCAGTTATATGGAAGATGGTAAAGCTATTTGCGTTGGTACCTATGGTTTTCAATGCCTCCCTTACAATGAGGATACTGCAAAGCTGGTAGGAACTACAAAATCATTGGAGGATATAACAAGATGAACGCCAAAGAGAAACGCCAGGAGGAGCAGGAACTTCAAAAGGCTGTGTCGGTGCTCCGCGCCACGCTCCGCAGTATTGCTAACCGCAAGGCATGCCGCTATGAGCAGGAGTTTCTGCATCGTGTCCGCGACATGATAGACCAAGAGATAGGCGCCCAAGCCATTGCCAACGAACTATCCGCCGACTTCATGGCACGCGAAGTGAAGCAAGAGATAACCAAACAATAGTATGAACACAGAAAAATTAAACGCGCTGAAAGAGCGTGCGTACAAAACGGCCGCTGAGCACGGCTTCCATGAGGATGTTAAACCAGTTACCTTCTACTTCGGACTCGTTATGAGCGAGGCAGGCGAGGCTATCAACGCAGACCGTAAAGGACTGCACGCCGACGCCAAGGCTTTCGAGGAGGACGAGGCGAATGGACTTCCATTTGCTGAGAACTTCAAGAAGAATGTGAAAGACAGTGTTGAAGATGAAATCGCGGATATTGTTATCCGATTGCTGGACTTTGCAGGGTTGAAAGGGTATGAATTGAGCTTTATCTCATATTATCAGCAAAATAATCATGTTTTTTTACGGGAATTAAAAGAGTGCGGGTTGTCTGGTGTTCTTTTTCAGCTTATGGGGAGTCTTAGTGATGCTTTTGGTCAAGATCGTACTGCTCCATGTATCAATGGCCTCTTCTGTATCTTTTCAGATAACTTCGAGACAACGACAGGCAGCGACAAGGATTTGTGGTGGTTCGTTGAAAGGAAGATGAAGTATAACGAGCAGCGTCCGAAGTTGAACGGAAAGAAATACTAAAGTAAAGAAAACATGGAACTTATAGAACCAGAGGTAGAGCTTCTGAGTGAGTTAGGTATCACTCCAGAGTTCCACATAGCACGATGCGCCAGGGTCTGTTACGGTCGTGAATACAAAGAGCCTAATCAGGAAGCTGATAAGAAGATGGTGGAAGGCCTTATAACAAGAGGGCACCTATCTATGCTTAGACATGCAAGCATGTATCATCAACAACATCGAGCGCAAGGGATTTATCAATCTTGAGTCGTGGATAATGGGTTGTCGCCACGAGATGC